ATGACGGAACAGATGGGCTACCGCAATGTAGATCGCGTATATGCTCTCGCAAGCCAAGGCAAATTCTCCAAGACTGATGAAAACGGCAAGCAGACGCTAGACCTACTGGCTTTGTCGATGATGACCTACATGGCCTCGAAGGTAATCGACAAAGAGGATGTGGACGCCGTCGTATATCAAGACCGTGCCTACTGGTGTTATTGGGAGGGTTGGGACAAGATGATAGAGGGTATGGGCATGGTCATCGCCTCCAAGGAACATGATTTAGACACTGCCGCAGAAACAACAATGGCCCGCACGCGGACAGCGCGAAACCGACTGAGCCGTGGTGCAAAGTTTTTACAAGAGCAGGGCTGTATAAAGCAGCTAAAGGCTCCGATTCCTCTAGCGGGGAAGAATGCCATCTGGCTTCTGTTGCTTGGTAATGAGAGGGAGAACCGCGAAGCTGAGCGAATCGCCCGATTGTATTTCAATCTTCCGCCCATGAAAGCGTAAATATGCGAAAACCGCCCCTCCGTCCAGCGTTACTGCTGGGGGAGGGGCGGTGGTATTTATTCGCTGCGACTACTTGCCGGCCATGCGTACCGGGTTGTATGCGACTCCGAATCCTGCGGCGATGATGCCTGCGGCGGTACTGATGAAACCGCCGATTTCGGGGGAGCCGAAGCTCATGAACCCGAGTCCGATGACCGAGGCGACGAGCGTGACCACGTAGATGACGGTGCGCACCGTGTCATTGAATACGGGAGTGTACGGCGTGGCCGTATGGTCGGGAATATTGGGCGTGCCGGTTTCCGTGATTTCTTCGAGTTGGGTGTCCGGCGTGTTGTCGGTCATGTTTTGCTCCGATCAAAAAAATAGTGGTGATGCCGCCATCGGGAGTAATGGCGGCATCGGTTGGTTTTAGCGGCAGGTCACCACGTCACCGGGATAGTAGACGTTGATGTTGCCGGAGGGTACCGTGCATTGGCTGACGCTGTAGCCGTGGGAGGTGGCGAACTCCCATACGGTGTCGCCCCATTGAAGAACCTTGGAGACTCCGTGGGACGGCGCGGTTGTGGAGCCGCCGCCGTAGGTTACGACATCGCCCACGTAGTAGCGGTTGATGTCACCGCTCGGCGTATGCCATGCGGACAACGGCCAAGCGTTGTGGGCTACGGCGAGTCCCCAGATGGTTTCTCCCCATTGCATGACGTGGCTGATGCCACCCGTGTTGGTGTTGGCCGGGGGAGTGCTCGGCTGCACGGGCGCGGCCGGTGTGGCCGGGGGCGTGGAGCCTCCGGTCGGGTTGGCGTACAAATCCCACTGCCAGCCTTCGCCACGGAAGATGTTGAGGTCGATGGGACTCCACGTGTTGACCACGCCGGTGCCACTGTACTGTCGCATGGCCTCGCCGTACGCGCCCAGCATCCACGGGTTGGCCTGGTAGCCGGTCGGGCTCATGTTCGCGTACTGCGCGATCCACAAACCGTAGTTGGCGCGGATGTCGCCGGGGATGGTGCCGGCCACGGGGCCGGTGTAGAGCAGCGGCTTGACGCCGCCCGAGAGCCGTTCGCACTCCGCCATGAAGCGGCGCACCCAGTCCCAGTTACCCCACGCCGGATTATCGTCCATCTCCCAGTCAAGGGCGACGATGCCGTGACGCCAATAGTTGCTGGTGTTGCGGTAGAAGAATTGGGCTTCGGCTTCCGGGTTGCCGCCCATGGCGTAATGGTAGAGGCCGAATTTCTTGCCGGATGCCTGCGCCTGGTAGATCATGCGGTTGGCGTCGGTGTTCACGCCGGACACGAGGCAGTTGTTGTTGACCTGTCCGGTGCCCCATGTGGTGCCGACCACCACGAAGTCCGCCTGCATGTTATACACGTCAGCGCCGCACTGCCAGTTGGACATGTCCACGCCCTGCATGTCCGCGTGCGCGGTCGCCGGAAGCAGCATCATGCACACGGCGGCGACTAGGGCCGTGCCCTTGGCGAGCAGCCGCTTATACCACGGTTTCGGCTTGTCCTTGTTGTTGACCATGTTTTCTCCTCTCTGTGGGATGGATATTGTTTGTTTGTGGCCCACGGTCGTGGGTCAGGATTATCGGGGCCCACTCGGGGCCGTCAATGAAAAAGCCCCACACGGAATGGTGTGGGGCTAAAATCAGTCGATCTTGTACAGGCGGGGAGTGAACGTCTTATCGACCTCGCCCGTGGTGTTGACGAATATATTGAGGCGCAGCGTCCCGGCCTTCAAGGGGCGCGGCCCATAGCCCTTAGGTTCGAACGCGATTGTCTGTCCGCTGCCGTCATCGGGGGGTGAGAGTGGACTGGATGCCAATCAACCATGAGCTGCTGTCATACGGCCAGTCGGAGGCGTCCAGCGTGTACGTGCCCGCGTCCACATGGACGGAACATGTCAGGCTATCCCACGAGTCAACCTTTTGTGTGGTGGAGCCTTTGAACCGGTACGTGCCCGGCGATGGTTCCGTGACCATAACACCCGGGTCGGTGCCTAATGTTTTAGGCAGTCCGGTGACACGCGGATACAGGTTCGCTAATTCATAACCACCCCCACTAAGGCTCGTGTTGTCGGGTCGCATCCAATCGTGCGCGGTAGTGCCGGATTCCAACTGGATTCGGAAGTCGCCGTCCTTCGCGGTGGGCGTGGTCTCAGTACACAGGATTTCGAAGCGCAGGTTGACGGTGCCGGCAGGGATTGCAGCGGCATTACCCACGATAACCTGGGCACCCAGTTGACCACCGTCAGCGTCAAGACATTTGACGCTGACGGTCAGACCGTCGATACTGGTGGGCCTGCTCAATATCACGTTGCCCTGTACGGTGCAGGGGAACGTCCACGACACGCCCATCCATTGACCGGTGGCGGTGCCGGTGACATGCAGTGACCCGTCACTGTTGACGGTGGCGGTCAGTCCGTTGCTCGACGCTGGCCCATAGGCGAGCAGGTTACGGGATAATACGGTGACGGGCACGGTTTTCGTGATCTTGCCTGCGGTCAGTTTCAGACTCGTGGCACCCATGCTCTTACCTGTGATTGATATTGCGCCCATATTGGCCTCCTTTTATTACATCCTTAATGGTTACTGCTTGATGGTTGCGATGGTCTTGTTTCCGGTTTCGGCCGTGAACTCCTGCGAGGCGGCGGCGGGCAGGATACGCACGTTGAGGCGCTTCTCATCTCCCGCACGCAAGGTCAGGGCGGTCACGGTCGCGCCCGACTCGTTCCGTCACGGCGATGGACTCGGGAGCGTAGGCGGAGGCGATGGACGCGGCGGCGGAAGTGAAACCGTTGACGGTGGCCGTGACGAGAATCGTGCCGCCATGCCTCCACGTGAGCGTGTTGCCCGAAATCGTGGCGGTGGAAGTGTCCCGGCTTGTGAACGTCACGTCCTTGGTGGTGAGCAGATCGCCAACATGACCGTCCGCATACGTGGCTTTCGCCCCCAGTTTCAGGGTGCCGGATACGGCCAGAGACTTGGGCAACGGCTTGCCCTTATCATCCGTGATATTGACGGAGACGACCGTGTCCTTGTCGAGGGGCCACACGAGCTTGCCGTTGAACATGGCGTTGTACGTGTGGCCTCCCATCAACGGTTTGCCGACACGTTTGCCGGCGTATAGGGCTGGCATGGTCAGGCCTCCTTCACGGTGGCCTTCTTGGCCTTGGCTGGCGTGGAGTCCTTGCCGGGTTCCTCCGTGGTTTCCTCGGTGGTGCCGGTGTCGGTGGTGCCTTCGGTGGTGCCGGTGGAAGGCAGTACGGTGGTCGCAGCCTCCGCCTTGTCCTTGACCGCCTGCACCGTCGAATCGATGGTGGCGATAGCCGATTCGCCCTTCGCCGCAACCGCGTTGGCGGTGTCGACCACGGTCTGCGAATCATTGGCGACGCTAGCCGCCAACGTGTTGGCGTTCGACGCGAGGATATTAAGGTCGGACTGGGTGGCGGTCGCGGAATCAGCCGAGGACTGTGCGCTCAGCATGGCGCTCCTAGCCAACGCGGCGTTCGTCTGCGCTTCGGCCGTGATGGACTCCAACGTGCTCATGGCCATAGCGGCCTTCATGGTCGTGGCGGTCTCGTCGAAGAGCACCACCGCATCCGGGTATCGGGCGGAAAGCGTCTCAGCCTCCGACTGGGTGGAAGCGTGGCGAACCTTCAACAGTTGGGAGCCGGCCATGTCCTTCGGGACGAACGTGCCGGCGTCCACTTCCACGAGGTCCGCGTATTCGACCTTGGTCTTGGAGTCCGGCACCTCGACGTAGCGCGTGTACGCCTGCGGCGTGTCCGCCAACTCGATGACCTGCCAAACAAACGCGCTAGTCGTGGGCAGCAGGTCAACCGTCAGCTCGCCGCTTTCGGACAGGTCCGCGTCGAACGAGGCCGCGATAATAAGATTCTTCGCCGCGTCGAAATGACGACGCACCGGGCGGAACCGCAGCGTACCGGTCACAGGGTCCAAGCCGCCCGTCTTCGGCTTCCTAATGGAAATATGGATTTGGGTCATTACTGTTCCTCCTTATTGGATTCGATTGTTTCGGGGGCCACGTCCGGGCGAAGCTCGTCCGGCAGCGATGGCTTGGGATGACGTTTCAAAAACTCGGGTTCCGTCACTTCGCAGAACGATTGCAGCCAATGGAACAGGCCACGCACATAGGCCACGATCTTGAAATACTTGCGTTGCACCTCCTCCAAATGCTGGATTTGGGTCTCCTGAAAAGCGACCTGCTCACGCAACGGGTCGATGATGCTTTCCGTGAGAATCTTCACGGCCTTGTCGGCCGCGTCGGCGGTGATGCCGTCGATATCGGCCTCGGTTTTCCTGCTGTTCGACCACGCGCCGACCAGTCCGCCGATGCCGCCACCGCCGAGGAGCGCGAGAATCAACGCGCTCCAAAACTCGGCGCTTGAAAACAGGTCATGAAAAGGGGACATTCAGTGTCCTTTCGAATATGGGAAAGCCCCACACGATATGGTGTGAGGCTAAGTCAACTGACTATCGTCAGGCGTTACGTATTATGCTTACAACAAACGGCAAGGCGGGACACGTCCACTTCACGCCATACGCAACCGCGCATAACGCGGAACACCTTCAACCCCTAACGATGCGTCACGCCAACGCAGACTATTACCAGACGAATCATTGCCGACAATGGAAACCGTGCCCCAATGAAACGTCGTGAGCTTCACCGTGTACGAGCCGTAAGGCAACCGCACAGAACCGGAAGCAACCCACCTCAACGTGCCGCCGTTCTTCTGCGGCGACGTGGAACACCAATACGCTTTACGCTCACCGTTCGCGTCCAAGAAGTCGAACGCCATACTGTATTCGCCGGTACCGCTGATCGCGGCCGCAACCTCGCACAGGATAAGCCCCCCGCAAGTAACAGTCGCAGTCTTCTCAAGATAACCACTCTCAGGCTCAGTCCCAGGGGTACCACTCCACGTGCTCGACCACTCAAACAAGGGGGAGCATCCGCACCCCGGACGCGCAAGGATGCCGGTGACGATGGCGACTTTCGCGTAGGTTTCCACCACGCACCTGTCACCGGCTCGGGCTCCCACACAATCCGTGGTCATCTGCAATCCCATGAGCGTGCCGCCGCTCATATCCACGTCAGCGGTCCAATACCCTCCTGTGTCGTACACCGTGTTGATGGTGCCGATGCGCGTGATGGTGGCTTCCGCCCCCACTTGGGAGGGCATGATTTCGGCCAGACGATTGCCGGCCCTTATCAGGTTCGACTGCATTTATGCCTTCACTGTTGTTGGTTCGCTTGGACGCTGGAAGGTACGGGCCTCGCATTCGATGGGAATACCGGCCTCCAAAGTGATATTCTGCGCGCGTATCGCAAACCTGCCGGAAACCGAGCCGGTCGGATACTCCAAGTCCACCACGTCGGTCAGATTCAAAGGAGCGTACACGTGCGTGAACGTGACCCTGTGAATCACGGATTGTTCGGTGCGTAGCAGTTCCAACGCCTTGTCCGAGGCGAGTTTCCTGCCTTGCTCGTCGGTAGTCACCTCGTCGGGGATGCTGGAATACTCGTAGGCGTGAGCCACCCTGCGGCCACGGCTGACAGTGCTGAACTCCGAAGCCGGGTCATCGTCAATCGCGGTCGAAACGTATTCCTTGTCCGTGTTGTAGTAGGTGACCTTCACCACGTTCGCCACCTCACGCAGGTCGCGTTCGTCGGTCATGGTGGTGAGGAACGTGGCGTTCGCACCCTCCTGAAACGTCCATTTCGGCTGGCGTTTGCCCGGCTCCACATACTTCTCCAATATGACGCGCCCGTACTCGTCGGTTCTCGCACTGGAGTATCCGGCCAAATCCAAGAGATCGTTCACCGCGTCAAGCTTGGTGCTGCCCTTGTCCTTGTCCTTATCGGACCTCAAACCGAACGTCCAATTATCCTTCAGCGTGTAATTGCCGGGATTGTAGGCCGCGACCTGAAGCCCGCATCCCTTGAGGATGTCGGCGGCGGCGGTCACGGCCTTCTTGCCCTTGCCTATCGTTATCGGCGACTCGAACATGTCGTCATCGACTTCTTGCAGCAGCCCGTACAAATCCAGTTGGCTGGAAGATTCCTTGCCGTTCACGCTGCGCTTGGGGATGTTGGGAAGGAACGTGCCCAACGGCACACTTGCCGTGGAACCGTCATGCCACGTGCAGTCGGCCCATATCCGTAGCCGGTCGGTGCCCAGGTCGGTCGCCCCCTCCACGGTCAGGGAACCGGATTCGCAGATATTGGTGTCCTGGTTGCGTTCGATGCTGCCCCCGGATATCACCCAATCCAACCGTCCGGTCTCCAAACCCGTGTTCCTGTTGACTCGCATCACACGGTAGGCGACCTTGAAAGGCTTGCTCCAATCACTCATAGGACGGGCTCCTCCCATGTCAATTGGGTCAGGTCGGCGGAATAGCTGATGTTCTTCTTGTCCGCGATGTCAACGCTCACGGACTGTTCCGCCTTCACGTAGACACGCAGGCCGGAAGGCTCCCGATACCATGCGTAAGGGTATCCGTCAGCCAACGAGAGTATCCGCAGCCACAACGCTTGGTCCCACTCCCATACGCCGGTGACGCTCACCGTGGAATCCAACTGGTCCAATTCGTAGCTGGAAGGCAGAGCATTCGCCCCGTCGCCCCGCGCGAAATGAAACTCGCTGGTCGAATGGGAACGCTTATGAGACACCGTGTTGTTATAGCCGAGCAATAACGTCTGACCCGCATCCGTGCCGAAGTTCAACACTCCGAACCCGGATTCGATGCGCGCGTCCACCATGCGTGCGATGGTCGTGCCCATAGCCGAATACGCGACCACCCTGTAATGGAAGTCGGTGTTCAACGGGGGAATGGGGTCCACGGCCAACTGCTGGTCCAACAGGTTCGAGGCGATAAGCACCTCCGAACCGTCAGGCATGACACGGATGACGGATGCGCTGACCGTCTCCGACTGGCCTTCCTCCGGCACGCCGAACGACACGATGACCAACGCCGCGTAATCATTGTTCGACTCTATCGCGGCCATCGGCTCGGCCGGGTCCGGCCAGTCCACGTCCCTCACGACGCTCGTGCTGGATTCCAAGCCGGAACCGCCGCGCACCACGAGCGTGATGGTCAACGTCGAATTGTTGTTCGGCAGATACTGGCTTGCGCCGATGCTCAGGCTTCGCGTGGAACCGTCCATCGTCTTCCGGTATTTCTCCACGCCGTCCGACTGGATGATGAGCGTCTGCGAGCTGACGCCCGTATCGTCCGCCACGGTCCACACCACGGTGAACGGTGTCGCCGTAATGGTGCCGGAAGGCTTGTTGATGCTGATGTTCGGATATTTCGCGACCGTGAAGGTCACGTAGTTCGACCATGCGCCCCAGTCGGCGTGGATGCCCTTGGTGCGCACGCGAATCCTATACGAGCCGCAGCTTTTGGGCGTGCGCTGATAACTGGTGTTCGTGGTCTGCTCTTCGATGACCGTAACGTCCGAGGGGTCGGTGACCTCCACCTGCGCGGCGGATTGGGCGGAACCGTCAGGATGATTCGGTTTCCAAGCGACCGTCATCGGCTGATTGACAACATACGCGCCGTTCTGCGTCGGGTTCAGAATCGTCGGCGCGGAAGGGGCCACGGCCGTCTGGATAGTGTTGCTGTACGTCCAGTCGGAGAAGAGCGTGGTCTTGGAGTTGTCATCGCCGTAGACAGGTCTTCCCACTAACGCCGCGTACTGGACTTGGCCCGCAGGAGCTGCGGTGTCGGTCCACGTGACGTTCTGGATTCCGTTTATGTCGGGAAGCCAGCCTTCGGCCGTCGCACCGGGGGTGCCTCCGGTTATGTCGGCCCATTCGCCGCCGTTCACCCTGCGCCGCAGTCTGATGCCATACACATACGATTTCGACGCATCCACGGTCACGCGCACGGACTGTTCGGACAGTTTCACCGCGTCCACCGCCACGGGGGCGGCCGGCGTCGTGTAGATGTAGCCCGAGTACACATGGTCGGACACTCCGCCAGGGTTCTGGGCCGCGACACGGAACTGGTATCGGGCGTTCGCCTTCAACCCCGTGTACGAATAGTTCAAGGCGTTCCAGTTCAACGCCTTGACCAGACCCCACGCGCCTTGTGTGCCGCCGTTCAAGCCGACGCACTGGTCTGCGTAGATCTGCTTCCAATATTTTCGCGCCGCATTATCATAGTTCGACTGCCATGCGGCCTTCACGCTTGAATCATTGACCCGCGTCCATGATACGTTCTTCGGCGGGTTCGGTTTCGCATACGTGATGCCGGGAACCGTGAGGTTCACATGCGCTTCCGACCGTCCCGGCAAACCATATGGGATGTTCAGGAACGCGCGGCAGGAGAACGTCTGCGCGGACTCCTGCTTCGTGACGGTCACTTGCTGGGTGTGTAAATCCACGTCGCCGTTGAAGGACCGGTAGCCGAAGTTCACCGTGTTCGTGCTCGTGCTCACGCCATTGACCCAAGCGCCACCGGACACGGCATCGGACGCCACCCAGCGCGACGGGTCGGTGCGACGGTAGATGATGTGCACGCCTATGACGGCCTGTGTCTCGTTCTGCGAGACGATATCGGCTTGTACGCAGCAACGCCAGCCGCCGCCGATGATATTGCCGGCACCTTCAACCATGACAAACCTTTCTTGACGATGTTAGGAAACAGGAGGAAACCGTTGCAAGCTGAAACAAACTGGCTTGCAACGGTTCTCTGACGGTCAGCGCGGACGCATGTTGCGTTTCCGGGTGGCGGAAGCGACAAGGGTTTCCACCGCGTCGGCTATCCTCCGGTCGGAGGACTCCACGCCGTTGATAGTCACCGTGTTGTTCGTCGTGTTCCCCGTATTCGCAGGAAGTTCGACCTTTATCACCGGGTTGACTTCGACATTCCACGAGCCGTTCGCCGTGGATACGCGGCCACCGGTCGCATACGCCTGAGACTTCCTGCGAGCGTTCAACGCGAACGCGGACGGTTGCATGGCTTTCTCCACACTGCCGACCGCGTTCAACGTGTTCAGGAAACTCCTGCCATACACGGCGTCAATCTTCTTGACGGCTGCGGCACGAAGCGCCATCTTACCATTGGACAGCATCGCCGGAATCGAATCGGAAGTGGAAGTACCGGGATCATAGATACGGCCACCGGTAGCATGACCGCCACCCCCGGATATCGTGTCGATGAAAGCCGTCCATGTGCGACCAGCGATTGACCGCAGAGTGGATAGCAGGTTCGACGCGACATCCAAAGCGTTGCCCATCGCATTCAACGTCGTGGAATGATAGGTGGGCACCTTGCCGATCATGCTTCGTGCCGTTCCGGCAAACGATGGCGTATTGCCGAGACCCGTAAACATGGACAACCACTGCTGAGGAATATTCCGAACCGCATTATTGGCGATGTTGGAAAACAGCGTCGTATTGCCGGAACCAGTCAATATAGACTGCCACTGCTGAGGAATGCTCTCAACGGCGTTCTTCGCGATACCGGATGGGCCACTGGTGCCATCAAGTCCGAACAGCCACGACCACCATTCATGGGGAACACTGAACACGTTCGCCTTAGCGGACTCGGTGCCCTCGCTGGTGTTATCGACGGCGCTGACGAGAATATTATTCTCAGCGAGCTTTTCACCATCGGACTCCCTATAGGAGGCGAGTTTCACCTGAGCGTCATCATCGTTGGCGTCGATGTTGAAGCTGACGCCCTTGGCGGCGGGAACCTTATTCTTCTCCACGTCCTTTATCTTGCCGGAAGCGTGGTCGATACAGTCGAGAATCCACTGTATCTGCTCGTCGGTCAGGTTCAGATAGCCGAGCTCGTCCCTGACCTTCTGCATGCGCTCCTCAGCGTTGCCCTCACCTGAGAACAGCCACTTGTAGGCTTTCTTGGACATGCCGAGAGCAAGAAGATTCTCCTTGACCTCGCCTGTCTCCCAGCGAGCATTGCCCTTCGCGTTCAACAGCAATGTGAGGTCCCTCTCGGACAAGTCGCCTTTCATCAGCTGCTCAACAAGACTGAGAACACCGTCCAACGTGGTGACCACTCCAGCTTCACGTAGCCGGATAACGATCTCTTTCTCACCATCGGTCAGACCGGATATGCCCTGCACGAGCTTATCCACCGCATCTTGGGCGATTTCCGAATGAGCGGTGATCGTGGTACCCACATCAGAGGGAATCAGACCAAGCGAATCAGCGTACCTTTCAGCAGCTTCCTCACTCATGCCAGCGGCCTGAGCCTGCTGCACGATGGCCTCACGCGCCTCATAAATGGAGTTTGCGGCCTTCTGCGTGTACTCCTCCACCTGACCGTTCTTCTCACCATAGGAGAGAAGCTGATGGGCGGACAGCAACGCGGTAGCGGCCACATCCTTCATCGCCTTGTCGGTGCGCACATAGGCGGCGTTGTTGGCGTCAGCCAGTTCGCCGTTTTCCTTGAACGCCTGACCGTTCGCCTTGACCGTCGTGGCGAGCGAGCTGAGCTTGTCGGACAGCGCGGAGGAGGAATCGGAGATCTGTTCGAGGGAACGCAGATATTTCATCTGCTCCTTGACGGATTTCTCCAAGCCTTCCTTGTGCTGCTTCTTCAACGCCTGCAACAGCGTGTCGGCGGCGATGGCGGCATCGGTCTGCTTCTCGACCATCATGCCGTACTGGTCGCTGGCCTTGTATGTCTCCTTGCTTTGCGCCTCCAACTGTTTGACGAGCTTCTTGTAGCCGGCCTCGTTGCCGCTGACCGCATCGGTCAGCGTACTGGTATTGATGCCCAGACGTTTGGCCGCGTCGGCTGCGGACGTGTAGCCGCCGCTGACCTTGACGAGCCATTCAGTGACCGCGCCGCCACCGTCCTTGCCGAACAGGAGCGACGGGTCATCCCACTGTTTCGTGGTCTCCGACTTGAAATCGTTGAACGCGTCCGCCGCCTCCTTGGCGTTGGACTTGATGCCCTTCATGCCGTCGATGACCTTGTCCATCGCCTGCTTGGATGCTTCCGCCTTCGTCGTGTAGTCGGATATCGCATTGCCGATGACGGCGATGCCCGCGCTGATTCCCAGACCGGCAACCGTCGTCCAGCCGCCGAACGCATCCCACAGGTTCTTCACGCCGGTCTTCAACGAACCGAACCTGCCGGACTGCTGTTCGGCCTGCTCCCCGGCCGAACGGATGGAGGCGATGGCCTGACCGTTCGCACCGACCAAGCCGCCCATGTCCTTGGAAGTCTCCTTGGCAGCGTTCCCCGGAAGGAGCAGCTTCTTCGAGTTAGCTTCCGCCGCCATGCCGAGGGAATTGACCTCGCTGATGGCACCGGACAGAATACCCGCATAATTGCCGGAACGCAACTGGTTCATCGCCTTAATCAGGGTGCCCATTTTCACGGACGCCTGTTCGGCGCTCAAACCCAGTTCGCTGAGCATCTTCTGGTATCGCATCGTGGACTGGATGTTCTGCAACATGCCGGTCTTCAACGACTCGAACGCCGTCTTGCCCGCACGACCGAACGTGGCCCACAATGTGATGATGCTTTTCACCGGCCCCGGCAACGAGTCGAACGCTTGGGCCACGCCGGTGGCACCCTTGGCGATGGTGCTGATAAGCGGGCTCACGGTACGCAAAGCGGACGCGAACGTGCCGCCGAACGTGCGCGACAACTGGCCCACCATGCTCGCCAAATCGGAGAACATGGGGCCCGCGTCACCCACCGCGTCAAACACCTGGCTGAACCCGTCGCGGACACCGGAACTGAAATCGCGGATTCCACCACCGGACTGCTGCAACACGCGACTCAACCCAGTGATGCCCTCGCCTACGATCTGGCCCGCGTCACCGAACACCGCGCGAGTGGTGTCCTTCAACGAGTACGCGGCGTCGCCAATATCCTTGAAAGCGTTGCGCATCTTGTCCTGCGCGTCCTGCGCACCAGCGCTCCAAGCCTCCAAAGTCTCTTGGAACTTGATGGTGTGAACGGCCTTGTTGGCTTTCTCCAAAGCCTCGGAAAAACCTTGGATACCGTTCTCGGTCTTCGCCAGAGTACCCAACGTGCCCTCAAACACGCCTATCAGGTCGAACACGGACGATTTCAGATAGCCGCCCTGTTCGATGGCCTTTTCCATCGCCTTAGAGACTTGACCGGTACGTTCGGCGGTATCCACCCAGTTCGCCCACTTCTCGGCCACGTCGGAAATGTAGGAGGCCATGCGGGGCAGATACTGGCTGGACTGGTCGCCCAAGCCGAGGAACGCGCGGGCCAGTGACTGCAAGCCCGGGTTCAGTTCGGACACCGCGAGACGAGTGTTCTCGAAGATACGCGGTAGTTGGTCGGCCTCGTTCGACTGGCGCACCACGTCGATAAGCCCGTTGAGCACCTTGCCTTCCTCGACGGCGATACCGTTCAAACCCTTGGACAGTGAGGGGGCCACGTCGTTGGCGAGACGGTACAGGTTATCCCCGTACTCGTTCCAAGCGTTGTCGCCCAACTCCTTGTTCAGGTTCGCCAGCGAGGTCTTGGTAACATCGAACTTTTCCTTCAAATCACCGAACACCCGGTAGCCCACGTAGCCTGCGGACGCCAGACCAGCCAACGCGGCGGGAGCGGCCAACGCGGCCTTGCTCATGGACACGAGGCTGACGCCGACACCGCCCGCAGTGCGTCCCAGGTTCAGGAGTCCGGCACCCAACGCGGTGACGCCGGCACCGAGAATCGACCACTTGGGAACCACCTTGTCGAGCTTGTCGAACAGGTTCACAAGACTGTCGAACTGGTTCTGCACGCCCTTCAAACCGGTCGCACCACTGGTCATGCCGGAGAAAATCTTGCCAAGGTCAGTGCCCTTGAAATTAGCGAAGATGTCGATGGTGCGGGGGCGGGTGAAGTAGGCGAGATGGACTCGGGCCAACGCGGTCTCCAAGTCCAAATCCATCTTCAGCTCGTCGTTCTTGTCCTCGAATTTCTTCAGCTTCTCCTCGGCGCGATGCATTTGCAGGTCGAGGTCGGCTTCAAGCTCCCAACGACGTTCGGGATTGGCTTTGATCTTGGCGGCGGTCTCACGCATCGACGCGATGATTCGTTCCTGATCGACCTGCCAGTCCACGGGAATGTCGAGGCGCGTATGACGCAGCTTCTCCAACCGGGCTTCGAGCTTGTCGGCGTTGTCCTCCCACACCTTGACGCGGACGTTGACCTCATGCTCCCGGTCGAGTTTGGCGCGCAGCTTCTCCGCGTCATACATCAGTTCCGCGTATTTTTTGTCCCATTGGGTCTTATCCAATGTGGCTTTGGCGGTGATCGGCTTGCGGGATGCGAAGTCGCGCAGCTTCTTCAGCTGGTCGAAGGTATTGTTGAGCTCCTTGCCGAGGTTCTTGTCGATGCCCATGGGCTTGAACTTCTGGAACGCGGCGGAAAGCGCGTTGATCTGGGTCTCCTGCTCGTCGAACAGGCTGGTCAGTTCGCGGGCGGTCTTGCGCTGCTTGTCCATCGTGCGGCGCGAATCGTTCTGTACCGCGTTGAGGCGTTTGACGCTGGTTCCCGTGTCTTCGAACACCTCGGCCAACGCCTTCTGGCCGGCCGTGAGCTTCGACAGCTGCTGGAGCTGCCTGCGGTTCAGCTTCTCGGACTTCTCCTCAAGGTCGAGAATCTTGTTCAGGCCGGAGAACAGCCGGTCGTTCTCACGGTTGAAGTCTTTGAGCCGCGCCTTGCGCATGAGCTCGGCGTCCGAATACTTGGAGATGGCGTCGGTCGCCTTCTCCCACTTCTTGGTGTTGGAGTCGATAAGACGCTGCTGTGCCGCTACCTTGTTGTCGAAATCGGCGGAGAAGAGCTTGTTCTGCGCCTTCTTGTTCTCCGCTATCTCCTTGCCTACCGCCTTCAGGTCGGCTTTCAGGCCCTTGAGCTGTTCGCGCAGCTCGGGGATGCGACTGTTCTTGTACCAGTTCGCGGTGTCGATGTTCCCGGCCTCGCGCAGCTCCTTCATCTTCTTGATGGACCAGTCAAGGGTCTTACTGACATCGGCTTGGCTGCGGGTCAACTGCTCCTGACGTTTGCGCCCGTTCTCGATGGCCTCCGCGTACATGTCGTAGGCGGCGTGCTCGTCCTTGATGAGCATGGTCTGCCTGCGGGATGCGGCCGTGGCCTCCTTGTCGTAGAGGGCGCGTGCCGAACGCATGTGGGAGAGACTGTCCTGAAGACTGTCGGCCACGGATTTCTGCGACTTCTTGACGAACGCCTCCGTCTGGCCGGCGGTCCGCTTGATCTGGTTGGAAAGCCGGTGAATCTTCTCATTGAACGACGTATCGTCCAAGTCGAACCTGCTTGTGACCGGCTTCTTCTCCCACTGCTTCCGCTGGGCCTGCATGGCCTTGTCGATGGCACGCAAGCCGGACGGGTCGCCGTCGATCTTCACCACGTTGGTGAGGGTCTTGCCGTCAAGGTCGCGCATCTGCTCCTTGGCGCGTGCGACGCCCTTCGTGTTCACATCAACGGTGACCTCAGGGTGACGAGAATGCAGTTCCGCGTTGAGAATCTTCCAGAAATTATCGGTGTCCGGGCGAATATCGACGCCGACCGCGCCAGCGGAATACAAGGCCATGAGAAAACCTCCGGGAGGATAAACGAAAACCCCTCGTGGAATGCGAGGGGTTTTCTGCTAGAAACTGTTGCCGCCGAACACGGCACCCAACATGCCCGTGATCTGGGCGAACGACTTGCCCGCCGTGGAGAACGATTTCGGCCCGACCGAATCGGGCTTGACCACGGTGCCGGGCGGATAGACGGGCTGCGGCTTCGACTTCTTGTCGCCCATCATGCGGGCGATCATCACGCGAATCATCTCAAGCTGGTTCGTCATGCTGAGCATCAGCATCTGCGACTGCCCGTAGGTGAGGTAGGAAAGACGCGGCATGCTTTTCGCGTCTTCCCGTGGGAGCGGATGGTGTTCGGCCATCCACGCGCGGTACAGGCTCCCGTCAACGCCCTCCAAACCGTCCAGCAGGTCGCACAGCCATGACGGCTCCATGCGGCCCATACTGGCGGGGAGGTTGATGTTGTAGAAGCGTTGGAAGTCGGCCGAGACCGCTACTCTGCATTCTCCAAGCGCGTCTTGGAGGCGCTTGATTTTCCCAGTGCCACCGAATAGAACGTGGTCAGGGACACCAGCAGCACGTACAGGTTCTCCAAGGTGCGGCCACGGGTGAACTCGTCCCACTGCTTCTCGTCGGCCGCGATTTCGCGGTAGAACATGTCCGCGTACTGCACGATCTCGGCCATGAGGATGACGGCTTCGGACTCGTCGTACTTCGGCTTCTTCTTCGGCTTGTCGGCCTCATCGTCGCCGAATAAGCCCATGTCGCCCAGTTTCCCGTTGCGTTCGGAGATGCGCTGCCATGTCACCGAGAACTCGGCGGACTGGGCCACGTTCAGCTCCTGCGGCTTCGCCATGTCGGGCAGTCCCGCGAACAGCGGCTGCTCCTTGAGCTCGTCCCATGTCTCCGGCATCTTCGCGTTGTCGGTCGTGTTCTTAGTGTTCTCTGCCATCATCGGCTCCTATCCGTGGAAAAGAATGATTCTGAAAAGCCCTATCCGTGGAAAGAGGGGGTTCCTTGCCGCGCGGATAGGAGACGCGGCAAGGAAGAGACGGGTCAGACCGTGAAGTCGGACGGCGCGAAGTAGGCGACGGACGTGAACTTGCCGTTCTTGTCATGCGGAAGCGTGCTGGATGTCTTGATGTTCGCCTGAGCGGAGAACTCCACGAACGAATCCGTGGAAAGAGCAGGCAGACTGGAGAACGCGATGTCCGAGTTCGGCAGCAGCAGGCCGGCACGGCCGGTCGTGTTCGTGTCGGACCACAGGATGAACAGGGACTTGTTGATGGGGGTTTTCTCCAAGGAGAAGGCCACGCCGGCGCCGGTCATATCGACCGCGTTGTAGAGGGTCTTGAACGTGCCCTTGTCGCCCTGCACCGAATTGAACGTCACAGTGCCGGTGGTCTGGGCGTACTGGGTGCGGAACGCCGCCTTGAGCCAAGTGCTCAACGTGGTGGCGTCGCCGCCGTCCAACGCGAACTCGGGCAGGTTGTCGTTCGACATGTGGCCGAGGTTCGTCCACATGCCGTCGCCCACGCCCACGGTCGCCGCCTCGACGGTGAACTGCTTGAGCAGTGCGGAGGTAATGATGGTCTCGGCCTTCGCCATGAAGATCGTTCCTCGGACGGCGGTCAACACGCCGTCGTCGTGGATGCCGATTTCGTCAGCCATATCGTTTTCCTTTCAAATATGGAAAACCCCGCAGCCGTGTAGGCGTGCGGGGTCTGATTGTGTGATTGATGGTTTTTCAGATAAGGTCAGCCGCGTGGGGACGCGGCCTGTATGCGTTTCGTGGAAGTCCACGCGACGATGCTTTTGGAACTGGTCATGTCGCCGGAAGACCGGGACTCGAAACCGGGATTGTCCACTATCCGCCCGATCTTCCCATAGTCGGTGCCGGGCCGGTAGGGCCATGCGGATATGCAACGGTGCAGCCATCCGCAGATGCGGGCCACCCGTTCCGGGTCACGGCCCAACACCGTCAAAGACAGCGTGTACTGCCATATCCAAGCCTTCAGATTCCAGTCGGGCTGCTCAGGAGCACCGCAATGGTAGAGAATCACGTCATGGGACAACAGGAGCGAATCCGTGGCGGGCGTGACCTCCGGTTGGATGACCGGCCTGAAATCACGGTTCTTCCATTCGACGGCGTCCAGGTAGGCGCGTGTCATGGCGACCGCATCCAACTGTTCCCTTACGGAAAGGTCGAATATCGTGGGGTCAGACATATTTCGCCTCCGACATGATGAACAATCCCGGCATCCAAGCCAGCGGGCTTTTGATGCCGTACTTGTGTTCCAGCCACCGGTTGAAGTAGCCGAACTCCAAGTGAGAGGCGATCTCGGAACCGTCACGGCCCTTGACGCTCATGATGACGGCGGTGTGCGTGCCGTGAGCGTGAGTGCTGATGTCGATGCGGTTGGCGACGGACGAATGCTTCGCCTTCATGTCGGCCAGCGCCTTGGCTTTCGCTTCGACCTTCTCCGCCACGGGACGGGTCGCTTCGGCTCCGAACAGTATCGCCATGTCACGGTTCAGCACATTCGCGGGCTTCAAGTTCACGTACCCCATGTGCGGCTCCCCTCTGGCGGGACAGGCGGTTTCAACCCGTTGTCCTCGGTCGCATGGCCGATGCACCTCGCGGTGATGTTCCAATGGTGGGCGGCATCCGAGGCGTGACGCATCTCCATAGGCGGGCCGTCAACCTCGTAACAGGCGTTATCGAGCCAGAACTGCGTGTTGATGTCCCCATGCCATTCCGGCGCGAGAACGATCGCCAACGCATCCTCACGCAGGCCACCGGTCGTTTGCGGCGTGGTGTCCTGCGCCCAGTTCTTGGAAAACGTGCTGTTCTTATTGATTCGAGGCTCGAACGAGCAGTAACAGTAGGAGGCGTCCCCATCCGGCACCGTGCCGGAACCGTAGACGGTTTCGACCGGTTTCATCGGCTGCACCACGATCATGTCGCGGTGCAGAAGGTCATCCGTGATACGAGGCTCCAACTCGGTATCGTCGTACAGGTGCCCGCCGCCGAGTTCATCCAAATCAACACCGTCGTAAAGGTGTCCCAAGTCCAATGTTTCATCGGCCATAGGGCCTCACAATCCGTAGATTCGGCTCAACCCGACACCAATGGTGCCTACGGGGCCGTGTCCCTCCGCGTAACCGTCAAGCAACTGCTTTTCGCGTTTGCTCACATACAGGTTGGGACTGGCATCATAGGCGGGCGGATTAGGCTGGGGGTCATGCTCCTCATACGAATAGTTGCCGTTCGACTCGGATTTGAGCCGGTGCCATCGCATGACGCGAATCACCATCGAGCAGACCACGTAGGCGAACGTGTCCTCGCTCAGGTCGCCCGAATTGAGGCGGGGTTCCGCGTTGCCGGATTCGGTCAACGCTATTTCGGCGGCGATACGGCAACGTGATTTCACCCATTCGTTCGGATAGGCGTCGGCTAGCCCGGGCTGGTCAAGCAGACTGACCTGCATGTGTTTCATCCAGTCGATGCCGTCAACGCTTGCCATGACGGCTCCTACAGGACGTTGGCCTTGAACGTGCTGACGGCATCCTGCAATACGGGCAGCGCGGAGCCGTTGACCCAGATATCGTAGTTGGCCGGAGCCTGATGGGAGAGCATGGCGGCGACAAGACCGTCGTTGACGCTCTTGTTGATCTCATACTCGGAGTTTTGGGCTTCGGCGGTCGGACCGGAAGCGGTGAAGCCAAGGGTCGGGTCGTTGAACGAGGGAAGCATGACGAACGTGGCATCGGGGATGAGCGTGGTGGTGTCCACGTCCATCTTGAAGCCGCCGTCCAGTTCAAGGTTCTCGTATTCGAGGTCGAGCATACGCACGTCGTTCAGCTGAAGCTGGCTGGCGAGAACGCCCAGCACCTCGTCGCGGGACAGTCGTGGCTTGGAATGAGCCAAGTCCATGCCGGACGCTTCCTGACGGAACTGTTCGTTGCCGCGCAATGCGTCGATGACCTTCGACGTGGTGAACGCGGCGTGCGGTGTACGGCCCTTGTTCTTGCGCATGACCTCAATCCAACCCTGAACGTCGGCAATCGGGTCGGAAGTAGCCTGGGACCAGAGAGTGGTCGGAGTCTGATTATGCTGCTTGGCCGGACGGCCGAACGAGTAGACAACGTTCGCGCCGTTCTCGTTGATGGTGATTTTGCCATCCATCATCGCGGAGATGGACTCAAGTTCAAGGGTCACGCCGGCGGACTGGCCCAGATGCGTGGTCTTGGCTTCGGCCTTGTCGTGGATGAACTGCTTGTCGTTCGCGTGCTTGGCCATATCACGTTCGGTGATGTGGTCCATGCCGGACAGGGGCAGAAGGCCCGTATGCTGTTCGGCGGACTGTTCGACCGTCGAAGTGTGGCCGATCTCGGCGTCCAGCGCACGACGCTGCATGGCGTTCGTGGAGAGCGTCGGCAGATTCGGCGTCCAAGAGACGGTCCATTCGCCGTCATTGGACTGGATGGGGAACATGGTGGAGAACGGGAGAATGCCGTTCACGTAATCGAAGCCCGCCTGCGCAACCTCGGTGGCTTCGCTCGGCGGGAAGATTTCCTTGTCCAATGCCATTGGATATTTCCTTTCAGATATGAGAAACCCCGCCACGAGGGGCGGGTTTCAAAGAATCGGTTTAGACGGGGTGTCAGGCGATGGTGATGGTGTTCGACTTGTTGTCGGTGCCGACCCAAGTGCCACCGGTGATGGCACCAGAGGTGTTCTTTGTCAAGGTGATGGACTTCACGCCCACACCAGCGGAACCGGCAGCGCCAGCCGAACCGGACAATGCGGTGACAGCATCATCCTCGACATCGTAGAAGCAGCCGCCCCACTTGGCCTCGTCGGCGGGAACGACCGGCAGCTTGCTCTTGATAATGTCGCCACGGTAGCGAAGGCCCACATAGGTGTCATCGACCTGCCAGCCGGAATAGGTGACGTTCACGGCGACGGCGGACTCCAACAGGCCGGCGATGGCGGTCTGACGGCCATCGGTAGCCTTCGGGTCATACGGGCCGTAAGCGCCCTTGTTGGTGCCGCTCGTGATCTTGGCGAGCGGAATACCGGAACGGATGTAGATGGTCGTGGCTGTCGGGCTGACCCCGGTCAGGTACTTGTTGCGCAGAGTCTCGTCATCGACGTTGAACAGTTCGGGGACGATGGTCACGGAGACCACGCCGCCCGTCTGCTCGCCGAAACGCCACTCATTGTTTTCCTCAACGGTGGTCAGGCCGGTGCCATGCACCATTTCAATAGGAAGCGCCATGAGTATGGCTCCTTTCATTTGGTTTGCTTGTTATGGTTGCGGCGGCGGGCGTTCTGACGGTCCATCGCACGCTTGTAGGCGTCGCCGCGCTTTGGTTTCGGATTGAACTCGCCCTCGGGGTTCTCGGCCTTTCGGCCTACGTTGCGAAGAGCCTCGGCTTCCGGCACCTGAACACGACCGTTCGGCTGAACACCCAACGGCGAACCGGGTTGGATGGGGTTGAGCTCCGCATAGGACTTGGCGAAGTCCGCGATATCCTCCGGCGTGCCATCACCCTTGTACAGGGCTTCAAACACCTTGTCAGTGACCTGCGGATACGTGCTCTTCGCAATCAGACGCGCGTTGTCGGCACGCACCTGGGCAAGCTCGGCCTGAACCTGCTGCACCTGCTTGAGGTTCGCTTCGGCCTGCTTCTCGTTCTTACGGCTCATCGCCTTCCACTTGGCGAGCTCGTTGTCACCGGGGTTTTCCTCCGGCTTGACGTTTTCATTGTTTTCCTGAATGTCGGCGGTCGTTTCTGCCGCGCCCGTTTCAGGCTGAGACTGCTGAACCGTTTCGGTTTCGGCAGTGTTCTGTTCTTCCTTGGTAGGCATCCGCCCGCCCCTTTCATTCACGCGGCCAAACCGAGGGTCGACCGCAGGTATTGGAGCCATGCCCTCTGATAGGACATGGCTTGTCTTAAATGCACCGAAGGCCGGAAGCTGTACTTTCGACCCTCGAATGGAAAATCGTCTTCCTCGCCCGTATCCAGCACTTTCTGATAATGCTGTTGAAACTCCATAGCCCTCGCATACATGCGCTGCAACGCGGTGCGCGTCATCTTCAGGTCGGGGATATGCCATTCCGGCGCGGGAGTGCCGTCATCGTATTCACGCCGCCACTGGGACTGCGTGAGAATCGGCCCGATCTCGCTATGCGATTCCATGATGACGCGCACGCTTTTCAGGTCGGCGGCTGACGTGCTGCCAGCCTTCCTGTAGATGGCGTCCAAATCCTCCCGGTTGAGTTTCAGACCGGGGTCATTGTTCGCGGTGATCGGGGCGACGGTGCATTTGCAGTTGTTGTGCATGGGCAGAAGGTCGGCCGTGGAAAACACGTTCGTGGCCGCGACGGCGCACAGGCCGCACGTGCCGGTCTTGGAAAGCTCGGGGTGTATGACCCTACGGTATTTTCTGACGCCGGAACCGTGGAATCGTTGCGTGGCCGCACTGTTCATGGCTATCTGACCATCGGTGTTCGCATTGTCCGTCAACCGTTTCACGGCGGCGTCAAGCCAATCATCGACGGCCTTCTGCACGTAATCGTCCAGATTGTCCCATGCCAGCGGGCGTATCGACGGGTCCCTTACGGCCATGCTCCGATAGGCGTCGGCAGGACGCACGCTCACCGCCCAAGGGTCGGTGTTGTCCCTTGTGACGATGTATTCGGGAATCTGACCATCCGAAGGCATGTTCACCATGCCGAGCATCACGTCCGCATAGGAGACGCCCAGATGCCGCATGGCTTTGATGAACGCGATCTGATTCTGTGTTATCCACGCGGACACGCCCTGTGTTATCGCGTCGTTCCACCAGTCGGCGGGGTCGAGCGACTTCCACATGTTCCACGCACGCTGCACGTAGGCGTCGACCAGCGCCTGACGCTGCCGTTCCATGACGGTCAGCGCCTGTGTCATGTCGGCCATCACGTCACCTCATTGGTGGAGTCCAACGTCTCGTCGCCCAGAACGTCGTTCAGGTCAGGGATGGTCGATGTCGAATCCAACGTGTCCTGCAAGGTGGGAGCCGACTGCTGTGAGGTCTTGCCCTCGACCAGAGTGTTCTCCTGACTCAGAGCGGTGGCGAAAGCCGTGTCCTGCAAGTCCTGCATGGCTTCGGCTATATCCATCTCGCTCATGTTCAGGAACCGTCGCATGATGGTTTTGACCGGCAGCAGTCCCTTCACATAGTTGGCGGCTTGCGCCTGCTCCAAATCGGTGGGAGTTTCGACCGGCTGCCACATCGTCTCGAAACGTTCATCGGCGGCGGACTGCTGGCCGCTTGCGACCAACGCCATGCGAAGCAGCAGCACGAACGCATCATTGGCACGCTCGTTCATGTCCTGCACCTTGAGCCTCAACATGCGGGTGGTGAGCTTCGCTCCCTCCGCGCTGCCGGAAACGTCAGGGCTGAGAATCGACAACGGGGTGCCGGACGCGCCGGCCAACTGTTTGATGTCCGTGTTCGCGGCGGAGACAATCGGCGTGATGTCCGTCACGGAGCTTTCGCCCATCTTCGCGTCCTTCGGCATCAGCCACAAGGCGGCAGGGCCAAGCTCGAACAAGGACGAGTAGTCGATCTTTTCGCCGGCACGCGCACGGTTGGCCTTCACGGCCGGGTCCTGCTTCGTGTAATACTCGGGAAGGTCGCCGGACACCCAACGCTGTTTGAACGCCTGCATCTCCTGAATGCAGAAACGTTGGAAACGCTGCTGGTCGATGGCGCTCAACGTCGGAAGATGAGGCTCGAACTGGCCTCGACCGGTCGCGGTCTTCAACTGGACGATGGGCAGGCAACCGCAGTCACGGGCGAAATCAAGACCATCGGAACTGGCCGCGCCCACCCATTCGAACAAGGCGGGCAACAACGGTTTCTTCTTGGAATCATCGTTCGCCAGCTCATACACGGCATCCTCATAGTCGGGACTGTCGGTCGGCAGCGTCCGCGACTCCACCTCACGTCTGGCGACACGACCATACACGTCGGTCACATTGCCCTTATCGTCACGGACCAGACGGTACAAGGCGATGTTCTCGGTGCCTTCATCCGCGTCATACGAGTAGACGATGGCCGCGCTCTTATCGTCGGAAACGACGGTATCCCAAGGACTGAGCCTCGAAATGTAGGCCGGGTTAGGCGTCGACCACGCCTGCGCATAGGCGGCACCGTAAATCGATGCGTCACGCAGCATGTTCAACGATTTCAGGTTCATGCCCGACTTCTGCCACATGTCGTCTGCGGCGGTGGAACGTATCGCCTTGTCCGACACCAGACGGAAGCCGGTGGGCTTCTCCGAGGTGATGACCGCGTTCGCTATCGTGCTCGCCAAGTTCATCGGGCAGATGTCCACGAACCTGCGGTAGATGTCCGAACTGGTCACATCCATGTTGCGGGGGACCGCCTTCGTGGGTACGGTCTCCTTGCCGTCGTAGAACGTTTTCAACCGGCACAGCATGGGGATACGGTTCACCAGCCGGTTCGCCAACCGGGTAAGCACCACGCCGTCGCCTCCCGGTTCGACATCATCGGGAACCAACGACTCCAACTGCACGGCCATATCTCACCGTCCTTCTAATAAGTCACTCGGGTAACGTGGGTGCGCACCCTCGGCGCACGGGAACTGGCCTGTTCCAGATAACGGGTACGCGCCGTATATGCGAGGACGCCTGCGATGCAGGCGTCTATCTTCAACGGACTGTTCGGCGTCTCCTTGTACACGAGGTACTGAGTGGAGCCATCGGCGTTCGTCCTGCGCAGGTTCTTCCTTCGCGCGTTTCTGAAATGCGCGAGAAGCCTCGGGTCGGCCAACAGTGCGACATCACCGATGACGGGATTGTCCTCGTCATCGCACGCCGTCCATTCACGGCAGAACGCGGTATGCATGTCCACATACGCCTGCTTCATGTCCGACTCCCAATTGTTCGTGTGGAACATGATCGGGTCGCCGTTGTTGCGCTGGCCCACAAGGTCGAGATACGAGTAGTCGGTTTCCCAGCCGATAATGAGGTCACGCCAGCCGTGGACATCCGCGAAGAAGCCGACAACGTTGTAGTTGTCCAGCATCCAGCGAACCTTGCGGTCGAACGCCTCCACATCGACCTGCCAGTCAGCGGCCTCGGGGCCTTCGGGCTTCTGTTCCAGTTTGATAAGGAACAACAGGCCGTCCCTGACACGGCAGCCGACCAAGGCGGTCGCATCATCGGAAAGCGAACCGTCGAAGCCAAGCGTTATCTCGTCCTCGTCCGAAATAATGTCCTTCCAAGGCGCTGCCTCGTCCAAGTCGGTGCCCTCGGGAACGCCCGCATACAATGCGATGCCCGCGAGATGGCTTTTCAACAGGGATTCGGACAGCCAAGCGTCGGAAACGCTCGTGAGACTGTTCAGGTAGTAGCGAATCGAATCGCCCACATCGGAAGCCGGGTCGAGGATATCCGCGATAGGGCCGCGAATATCAACCCAGCCGTCCTTCGACGGGCCCGGCTCCACGCCGGGGGAGCGAAGCGAATACCCGTCATCGCTCACACCCTCGTCGTTGACCGGCACGATGCTGCCGTCAGCGAGAATGATATGGTCCTTGCCGTCCCTTGACTTCGCGGCGGAACCATACGCCTCATACAGGCCATGCTTCAGTTTGCCCGCATCACCCAGGTCCTCGATGTTCAAAGGCGAATACCTGTGGTCGAACAGCAGCTTCGGGTCCTTGATGCGACCCTCTCGAATATCCTGAGCGTGCTTGTAGGTCTCCTCGGCGATACTGTTCTCGCCGGGACGGTACATGGTCGTGGTTTCCAACACCCACGGTTCGGCGTCGCCCATACGCTTCGAAAGATTACGTTTCAGCGTATGATACGTGGCCTTCAACCGGGGAACGTTGTACAAGTGGGATTCGTCGGCGATGATGAACGTCTGCTTGCCGCCGTCATGCGTGGAAGAACCGGTGGCACCGGGCTTGATCGAACCACCCTCCGGCAGCAGGATACGGGTTTCACCGACATCAAGACCATAACCGCGCAACTGGCTCAAAGGCCCGTTCTCGCAGTTGTACTTCATTACCTGATAAACGTTATCCGTCTGTTCTTCGGCGGTGGCGATGCACACCACGTTCGGGCCCTGCACGGGACGGCCCATAGGCTCGCCCGGCAGATACTCGTAAGTCTGGCCGAGGAACGTGTAGGTTTCCCCGCCCTTCGCCCAACCGGCGAAACGGCATGGGCCCAAAGCCTCGAACAAACCCAGACGGCCACCCTTGCCGGACTTGTCACAACCCTTGGGGCGACTCAGGAACACATGGTTGAAACGACGCTGCCCATACTTGTCGAGCGCGTAACAGTCCACGTAGAACCGCGCATACTCAGGACTCTCATACACGGGCATGTCATACGCGGGCTCCGAACCCACGACGCAGAACGACTGTATCCACCACAAGGCAAGCCAGCCAAGCGAACGCTCCCTATCCTCGGCGGTCAGATTAGGGATAACGTCATGCATCAGCCCACCGCCCGACGCTGCCTACGTGCTTCCTCCATGCTGATGACGTTCGAGGAACCCGAATACGAGGACGCCTTCAAATCATTCGCCTGAGGCGCGTCGAACTTCAAATCGTTACGCGCCTTCGGAGTGACGCCGATCATGGCCTCACGCTGGCGAATCTCAGCCGCCAGAATCGCACGCCCCTTACGGGAACGTTTGAAATCATCCTTGAGCAGCGCCGTATCCAACACGAAATCCCAGTCAGGGCCGACGCCCATACGCTGAGCCAACGGGCTACGACGCAAATCCTCATACCAGCGGCGAGTGACCGGCAACCATTCATCGCCCGTATCCGGGCGAACATCAGGCAGTTCCGGCCCAACCGGCTCCTCGGGACTGCTCAGCAAAGGCATCGCGGCTATCTTGGACGCCCTACGCCCGTTTCCTGCCATGATTCACGCTCCGTTTCCGCCCATTCCGGGCTGTCCGACGCACGGGCTTTTCGCCCCTGCACCGGTCGTGAACGAGAATGCGGTTCTCCAAAGTCGCTGAATGCGACTTCTCCAAAGGAACCTTCCACTCAAAAGCCGCGCCGTCAGGCCCGGCACTATCTACATCGACCAGTCCGCCGCACTTCTGGCAACGGCCGGCACACTTCTCAATCACCTGCGAACGGGTGAAAGACTCGACAACTATCCGAGGCCGTTCAGCCGGTTCCACCGTCCGCTCATGCAACACGGTTTCAGGACGCGACGGCAGCTCGGGATGCAGTTGACGTTTACGGAAATACCTCAAACGGCACTTGTCCGAACAGAACAAGCGAGAGGAACGCTCAGGGTCGAACCATTTGAAGCACACCGGACACATGCGGGTGCGCAGTCTCCTCAACGGAGTGCCGGAATAGTAGTTCCGGTTGTAATGCTCCCTGCACAACCCTTTGGCGCACACCGGGTTAAGACACCCGAACACAGCGCAACGCTCTATCGAAAAGCCGGCCTCGAATACCATTCGGCCTCCTCGCGGCTCCTACGCTTTTCCACCCGAGCCTCACCACTCTCACGAGCGGTTTTCTGCTTATGGTGATATGAGCACAACGCCCACAGGTTCGACGGGGAATCATCATCAGGCTCACCGTTCTTCGCGCGAACCTTATGATCGACCTCATTGGCAGGATAGCCGCAAATATGCTTCGCCCCCGTATGCCAGTCGGTCACAATCCACTGGCATCGATGGTGGTCCCGCTCTAATATCCGCTTGCGGGTCCGCTCCCATCCGGGGTTGAACCGTGCATCACGGTTGGAAGATGACCAAGCCACGATGACTCCTTACACGTAGGGGGCGGAGCCGGTGGGAGCGTGGCGAGCGAGCATTCCAACGGGGTTAATCCAAATACAGGGGATGTTGGTCCACGAGCCACCGGCTCCTAGAGGCAATCCCGAGAATCGAACTCGAACCTGCGCTTTACGAGAGCGCCGCTCTTCCAATGAGCTAGAATGCCATGCCTCCCACTAGGGGAGCGCTGTTCAGTTATCGCCGCACGGCATGGCATGAAGCCGCCGCCGACATCCGGCGATGACCCAAGAAGCCGTCACCGCCTGTAATCGCCTCTTCTTGAAGGCGTTGTGGTACCGGAGTGGACTCGAACCACCGACCCTATGACCGTAGCCATACGCTCTAGCCGCTGAGCTACCGGCATCGCATACCCGGTGAGAATCGAACTCACGTCACCGGTTTTGGAGACCGGTACTCTACCATTGAGCTACGGGCATATAGGGATAGTCGAACCCCCACGACAGTCAGGGCCTTGACCAGCCTCACCGACCATCTCGCGGATGATGCAAGATTTGCACTTGCGAACCTTTTACGGTTTACGGCCTAGCAAGCCGCCGCATTCGTCTACTCTGCCAATCATCCACGGCCACGCCCCCGGTCCAAGAAAACAACACCAATACAAAACGGAATCCCAGAGAACTCGACCTTACAAATCCTCGTAAAACTGTTTTGACGGTTCGGTTTTCAAAAAAGGCGTGGCCTAGTCGTGAGAGAGGGAATCAAACCCACAACACACCGGGTTTGAGCCGGCGTCCTCTACCAATTGGGATATCTCACGCAAATACAAGAAAACCCCGCGACTGCGGGGCCTCACCTTGTCAGGAACCCGAGCTTCGCTCCAATCCCCGACAATCCATCTACACGAGATTTTACTCACAACAAGCGTTGCAGCAAGCGTTGCAAGAGTATTCCCACCACCAATGAAACGCTAATTCAAAAAACAGCCCAGCAGATCATTCACGAGCAGAACCATTGTCCGTGCGGCCCCCACGTCTTACCGGGGTGGGGCTCTCCCACCCCCATGTGTGCGCGTGCGCGTGTACGCGCGTGTGGGCGTGCGCGTATGCGTGCGTACATGCGTGCGTGTGGGCGTGTGTGTGCGTGTGCGCATACGTGTGCGTGCGCGTATGCGTGCGTGTACACGCGTAGGCGTGTGCGTATGGGCGCGTGCGCATACATGCGTGGTTATGGGACTGTGAGCGGCGGCGGCATGAGGTTGAGTGATGTTGGCTCATGTTTGGTGATTGTTGCATGGTGCAACTGTTGTATGTGCAACTATATGAGTATGGGAGTAGTGGCGTGGGCTCTGTGGTTTGACGGTTTTTGTGGTGGTTATGGTGGTTTCGACACGCCGAGGAACGCTAGTGGCTGCAATGGTTTTAGTGGTGGTTTGTGATACCGACTTGCACTCCGTATGGGGTGCATGTATAGTGATAGCTATCAACCACGGAACAACAAGAAAGAAACCACGAGATGAACACCACGGAGATTAAAGCCACGGCCTTTAGAGCGGCGGTAGACCTGGCCACGGTATGTAAGCCCTGCACCTATGACAACGTGCTTGACCTCACGGCCATGTCCCTCGGTATCGAGATGGACGACAACGAGGAATACCCCGCCGAGCTATACCGCAAGTTTGACAACGTGTGGAATGACCTCAATAAGTAATCAGCGCGGCCATAGTGGCTAACGCTAGGGTGCAAGTCCCTAGTCGCGCACTTAGTCCCCTCTATCCAAAACTCATAGTGAGCGGCGGGTAATCAGGCGGACATGCTCATTGATAACTAAAAAGTGTTGCCAAAAGTCGGTTGTAATCTGCGTAGTGAGAGTACGTCAAACAAGGTTGCATAAATGAGTTGCGTCTACCGGCGTCTAGCCTACCAGGCTAGTGAGGATAAGAGAGCGGGTATCCGGCATGGAATTGTCCCCGCTATGGACGTTGCCACTTATGGTGGCAGACATGGAGATATCTCGATATCTTCTTGCGACGGCTAAACCGAGCGTCTGGAATTGTATAATTGGGCCCACCGATCATAAGTGAGGTGGGTTATGAGTCTAAGGGAGCTAAGGCAGAAGCGAGGATATACCCAACGTCAACTAGCCGATAAAATCGACGGAGTTGGCTATGGGCGTATCGCTGATTACGAGAATGGGCGGCGTCCGATTGAGGGCATGTCACTTGGCGTTGCGCTGAAAATTTGTGACGCTTTGCGCGTGAGTAATCCTCGCAAACTGTTAGAGGCTGATAAGCCAAAAGAAAACACTAACGATTAGTTGTTAGGTGTGTGCCCTAATCAATTCTTCGCCCGACTGTAGGCATCGTATGCAGTCGGCCTAGCTCACTGGGTTTATCCCATAGTCTAGGCACTCATAGCGTGTCCCAAGGTGGACGGGATACGCTGGAACCTGTTATATCGAAAGGTGGTGAGCCGTGCCGGTTGGCGATATCGTCGTTGACCCGCGTATCCAGACTCGACATCCCGACGTGTCCGCTGATTCGGTGCGCGTGGCATGGTCGAACGTCGTGCGGTTTATGGCGCGTGAGGATACCGACCCGTTGCGTTATGTGGCGGTTGGATACGACGAGTACGGGCGTTTGCTGGAAATGGTGGCGGTACTAGATGAGTCGGATCGTTGGCATGTGTTCCATGCCATGCGTGCGACGCCGAAGGTGCTGCGGGAACTGAAACTTTTGTAAAGGAGGAAGTGTCATGTCTTTTGTTGCGAAGGGTGGCCGTGTGGTCACTGATGACATGTTGGACAAGTGGGCCGACGATGCGGATAACGGCGAGTTCGGCGGAAGGCCGGGTGCGGTGTATTCCGGGCCTGTCGTTCCTGTCGCTCAGGCGGATGCTGTCAGTCGGACGTTTTCGTTAAGCGCTGACATGTCGGCCATGTTGGATGCCGTCGCTAAACGTCGTGGCGTGTCCGCTGATGACATCATGCGGCACGCGCTGGTGCGTGAGTTCGCGTCAGTGTGAGCTGTTCGGCGTGCTGGTTTTCCGACACGCCGATTTGTTTAAACCAAAATGATACGTTATGCTATCAATTATCAAGCCCAATCGGGCAAGACAAAAGCAAGTTTGAGAACTTAACAGTGTTTCCCTACATGCAAATGATACATTTTGCTGTCATAATTGGTTTACCTACTACTAGAGAAAGCGGGTAAGCCTATGGGACTTAAGGAACTGCGCAAACAAGCCGACTTAACACAAGTTGAGCTAGCCAAGCGCACTGGAATAGCGCGAACAATCATCAGCAGTTATGAGACCGGGCGGCGAGACGTTCGGAACATGACTCTTGAAAACGCTTTGAAGATATCCAGTGCACTCAACTGCCAACCGAGCGACCTGATGCGTTAAAAGAATGCGGCTAAGTAGCGCCAACTACCTAGCCGCGTGCCTTAAGTTGAAAGTTCTCTAACCAATCAATCAAATCGAGGCTGTGCTATCTTAGCACGCCTCACATGGAAGTGAGGAACCATGCGTAAAATTCTGGCGGCTTCAGCCGCGTTAATCACACTTTTCACCCTGTCCGCTTGCGGTAGTGATACCGCGAACATCCCGCAATGTGAGAACGAAGACGGCTCGGGTCAAGCTGGACTCTGCTACTGGGATAGTGCTCGAATGGGCAACGGACGCGGTACCGGACTGTACATCTACCAAGACGGCATTCTAATCGACGAACGCTACTAAGCGTTTCAATCAGATTCATTCAGTCGCGCGGCTGTCTCCGCGCTTCATCAATTCAAGGGAGATTCAACAATGTCTATTGAGGAAATGTGGGACGCGCTGAAAGATGATTACGGTGTGTCCGAGCAGACTTTGCAAGTTGTCACCAATATCAATGGCTACAGTACCGACACCATGCATGACGTGCTGTACGCGGTAGCCGCCGAACGTCACTTCGATGGCGAGGTGGCATGATGGCACGCTACTTCTACGCTTTCCGCTGGGCTTATGGTATCGGCGCGACATGGGATGACGGGTCATGGCCGGGTGAGCTCTACGTGTTCGAGTCGAGGGCTGAGCGTGACGCTTGGGTTGCCGACGACGTGTTTGATGGCAATTGGCATTGTGAGGCCATCACGTCGAAAGAGGCGCGTCATATCATGGCGGACACTGTTATCGGTTGCGATAATGATATGGCCGTCCGGTATGACGGTAGTCGGTCGGCTGTCGAACGGTATGCGCCCATTGTTGAACTGGTCAGGGCATGGCGGCGTGTTGACATGCAGAATAACCCGGCCGCATATTACGCGGAGTGATTGCCGTGATCGACCACTGGGGACGCGGCTACTTTGTGCGAGTCCATCGTTAAATCAATCGTTTCGGGGCGTGGCATGGGAGCCGTGCCCCGCTGTTTTAAGGAAATCATCATGCTTAGCGATATCGAGCTTGAAGCGATGTGCTGGAAAGTTGACGCGGAATTGAAAAAACACGCGGCCAACCGTGACACTGACTGGTGGGGTATCTACCACTTGTGGGATAGCCCAAACGGCGACTGGGTTAGTGAGGAGGACTGGAATAAGGTGTTCCAAAGCCAGCCTTTCTACATGGCTACCGCGTACATGCTTTGGGTCAACAACGGGTACAACGTTCGTGAGGTTTGCCGCGCCTACAATGAAGACGGCCTACCCGGGCTTAACACACTGTGCGATGAAATCCTCGATGAAGACGACGGAACCGGGTGCTATTACACCGAGGTTGAGTGTGATGAATGCGGGGCCGGATGGTCAGCCGACTGCGTTTGCAACGTTGGGGCCGAGGGCTAATGAAAGTCCGTCGTGTTCTGCTTGTGGCCGCCCTTGTGACGGCCTTTCTCTTTCTTAGGACGTTAGGCGTTATCCAGCCTACGCCCCAATGTTCCACGCCTTACGGCGTTAATGACACCGTGACCTGTGTTTACGGCGATTACGCCTATCACCGTGGCGTGCAAATCTGACAATCGATTTTTTTTTTGAAGTGAGGTAAACAAAATGAAGAAGCTCAATAATGATCCGTCGCGTAACGTGAATGCCGTGAGCGGCATGTGGGTACGCTTGCGTAAGGACAATAGTAAGTATGACGTGCGGTATGTAAACGCCCGGCTGAAGCGTATCTGGCGATTGTCGGAAACGTCCGCTGGCACGTCTTGGAATGTTCAGGCCAAGGGTGAGAAGAAATACGCCGAACTGTTGGATGGTATGAAAGCAAGCCAGTCCGACCTTGAACATGGCTGGTTTCTGGTGCCTGACAATGAGCGTAAGGCTTACGGGTTCACGGTTCCCGTGCTGACGGGGATGGACGCTAAAAGCGTTTCCGGTATCACGGTGGCTGATTTTGAGTCCCGTTGGACATGCGAGAACGAACGGTTTACGACTATTGACCATTGGCCTAAGCAGGGTATGGTGCGTCATCTGCCGCCTACCGAGGTTGAGGATGAAAGCAAGTGGGCTGGCGAGGACGAGTTTCTGGACGATGAACCGGCCCCGATCACTCAAGAGATACCCGAAGTGCCGCCCACGGTAAACAACAAGGCAGTCACATACACGACAATGCCTGACCTCATGATGGCCAAAGAATGCCCCGCATTGCAAGGCATGGGCCATATCCGTTACTTCCGCACGTCCAAAGGCCGCAAGGTGGCCTACGTGGCTAGCGCTAACGGCAAGTGTGTTGTCGCCTATCGTGCCCGGTATGAGCGGGGGAGTGACATGGTGCTCGAAACGGCCGTAGCAGAGTACGTCAAGTCGCTCGGTTTCGCGGCCTGACCTGATGGCGTTGGCGCGCCGCCATAATTGCGTGCCGCTTTCAAACCTTTCCGATTCGATTTTAAAGGCTTTATTATGAGTGAGCTTAAAGAAAAGGCCGCGCGACTGTTGTTGAAGTCCGCGCGTGAGATGGCTGACGAGAACGAACGTGACTTATCCGCCGTTTTCGATTACCGGAGTGGCTTCATCGATGACTTGCGTATGCGCGCGGTGAACACCTTGGAAGGCGTCGCGTGTATGCCTTCCACGCCGCCTGACAATGATGAGATGGAACGTTTGATAGCCGATAGTGGTTTCTCGTTGGACTTGCTAGATAAGAGAGCGCGTGAGATCTACGACTGCGGTTATTCCACCACGTATCAGCGTTATCAGACGGCTATCGTCATGCTTATCGATGATTTGCTGGGGGTGGATTGATGGAAGTCAAGATACCTACGAGTAAGATTCGTGAGGTTATGGAGTCGTCGGGGGCCGTGTACACGCCGGATAATATCGCGGCGGTGCGCGCCAACATTCCGCTTCACACGTCTGATCTGATTTTGGCGGCGTTGAACGCCACCGATCTGCCCGACAAGCGGTTTGCTTTGCCGCTGTTCTAAGTTCTTGCCGTCCAGCTTTTTCCTCACTTCCGCTGGGCGGCAACCCATTTTTTGCTACAAGCCAAATCAATATTTCTTTAGGAGATTATTATGAGCGCTTCAATCAAGCTCACCGTTTATGGCAATTCGACGCCGCTGAAAGGCTGGAGGCATGAGGATACCGTGCATACGTGGCTGTATCCGAATGCCACTTCGGATATGGTTGACATGCTGGACGCGCTGGAATCAGGTGTCAGCCATGACGATGGCTACGATGAATGCGACTATTTCTCGTTGGATGATTACGACGAGTTTCGGGATGGTCTCACACCCGAGTGGCGCGAAGTGTTCCCCGCTTTGCCTGACAATTGGGTTGGCAGTGACGCTGAAATCAGAATCTACTGGTGAAAACTCATATCTCATTCCTAACCCAATATGGTATATGATTGATACCATCTGTTAACCATTAAGGAGGTTGTTATGGGTAAGCTGGTAGCCAATGTCGATGATAACGTCAAGGCGCGCGCCGCCGCGCTCTACGATTCCATGGGCATGAGCCTGAGCACCGCCGTCAACATGTTCCTACGCCAGTCTCTGGTGGACAACGGGTTGCCGTTCAAGCCGACGCGGCACACGCCGGACGGTTATCCGGTGCCGCCTGTTCACAATGCATACATGTTCGAGCGTTCGGAGAAGGGCCATGTGATACTGCCCGCCGATTGGGATGATTCGGAGGATGATGTCTATGACCAGTACGCCAAGTGAACCGCGCCTGTATGACGTGTGGCTGATGTGGGTCGAGTTTCCCGACCATCCCGGTATCGGGAAGCCGCGTCCGGTGGTTATCACCGAGGTTGACGGTGATCTGGTGTCGGGTATCGTGGCGAAGATAGGCAACACTGATTGGGATGAGGCCGGTGACGTGCCGCTGCTCGACTGGAAGGCCGAGGGGCTGTTGAAGCCGTCGCTCGTGCGCTGTTCGCAACGCTTCTACTTCAACAGGAGCGAACTGCTGCAATGGTTCGGACGACTCTCGTTGAGGGACGCGGAGCATGTTAACGACGGATTGGAAGCCACGTTGGACATTCCACCATACAGGCGGAGCGTATAGCCGTTATCGTTTTCATGGCCTCATGGACTTGTTCTATGGGGTCATTCTTATAGAAACCATCATTTAGAACCGCATCATAGGGCTTTCTATGGTGCGGTTTTCACATAAATCAACATTTAGACGGGACTTTAGAGCTGTCTATTGTCCCGTTAATCGTTTTACCGGACAATAACAAGGGAGTTTCCATCATGGATGAAGAAACCGAAGTCTACACGATTTACCAGCGCGTGACGCAGATCGAGAAGCGTCACGTCACCGCGCCGAAAGGCTTGACGTTCAACCAGTTGAGCGACTGGGTTGACGAAAACGGCGTTGGAGACCTGTTGGACATTGACGAACTGGACAACGATATGGTCAGCGCCGATTACGAGGACGGCTCTCATGTCAAGAGAAAGTGGGCGAATTGATTACCGCAATCTACCGTTATGAGCGTTTCGACCCCGCCACCAACACCGAGTTGTGGCGGCGTATACCACGCTGGGAGCTGCGTCTCATATGGCTGAAGGCATGGCTTAAACGCGATAAGGCGGCTCGAATCTCTTACGGGGCTTGGCTGTACGCCAATGCTTCAGGCGGCGGGCAATGGTTGGCCGCTGACATGTTGGACTGGAATCAGGAGGTAATCAATGGACGCTGAACGTATGAGAGCCGCCTTGCATGAGGTGTGGAAATACTATGACGAGGCGGGGGAGAGCGGGGAGAACTATGTGCTTGCCCCCGATAATCTCGCCAAGTTCGCCGCCGACCTATGCAAGGAATACCAAAATCTTGATACACAGAAAGCCATAGGACTTGTGGCCTTCTGAGAATTAGCAACCATACCCAAGGAGCTATTATGACTGACTTTGACACGCTTTTCGACGCAACCAACAATGAGAGCGGAATCATCATATTCCCCAACAATGACGTGATTATCGGCAATTGGACGTATTCGGGGCATGGCGTCCCCCGACTCTCCCCGTTCGGTGACACGCTCGTTTCCACCGGCACCATCGATAAGGCTGAGGATAAAGGCTTGGTCAATATCAAGGATTATCTCACCGGATTGGACGGTTTCGACATCGTTTATGACAGGAATGATGATTACCCGCAGATCAAGGCCGATGACATGGCGAGATTGTGGGAGATCGTCAACAATGACGAAACCCTACGGGTGCTTGCCCCAGTCGATTGGAACTAGTGCGTGTCCGGTGCTAATTGACGGGCGGTTACCACGAGTAAAAAAATGCGGCCGGAAGATTAGGCCCTTCCAGCCGTATGCCAACAAAACCATTCAACGAATTTGAGGCGTGCACTAGCGTAGCACGCCTCACAGGAAAGTGAGGAAATTTATCATGATTACATTAATCGATTATCTGTTATAGAATGACGATGCTAATAACTGATAACCATAAATGTGGGCCCGATTATACAAGAAAACCCGTGGAACACTCGGAATAGAGTCGTTCCACGGGTTTTTATATTGAGACTGTTAGAAGCCGCCACTGCCTCTCAAGGAAGCACACTAGGGCGGCATTCTCATGCTTGACCGACTACTTCAACGGAAAGTCGAATACCAGCTTATATCCGCTTGTAACCGGGCCTTCCACAGGTGTGAATGTGAGACTACCGTTGTCGTTTTCCGCGATCAGGTAATGATTCGTGCATTCCTCGTTCCATTGGACTTCCCATACCGCGTCGGTCGGAACCTTTTGGAGAAAATCATGCAGCTCGTCAATGGAGATTCTAACCGGCATGATTCTGGCGAGCGTGGTCTTATCCACCTTGACTGTGGCGATGGACTCCACGCTGTCATACGTTTTGATAGGCGTATCCTCTCTGGGGGTATCCGGTTCATCAATGATCGTTCCCACTGGTATGAAGTCGGGTGGAACGTCGGATAGGACACCCGTGAAAATATTGCGTACCAAGTCCATGTCACGCTTCACAGTTCCCCCTTGGCTTTTCTCGTGTAGTATTCCTCAGCAGACAACAGTTCCAGAATCGGAGTCTGCTTATTGACCTCCAACAATTCCTCCCATGTCATCCACGGATGAAGACCCGCCAGGGTCCCGCACCAAGATGTTTGATACGGTGCCTTGTCATCGTGTCCGAACAGCCAATTATCACTGCGGGGAGCATGCCGTTTGATGATCCGTCCCCAACCGGTTTGTGACCCAAAGCGGATGCGCGCCCAGTATTCGCCCGGCAGTATCGGTTCCACGATACTCGGACGCGGCTTCTTCTTAGGTGCGGGACGAGTGGCGTAGGCGAAATCCTCCTCATAGACAACGAGAAACACCGAAACCGGTTCCTTTTCGACTCCCAGCTTCCATGTGGCTGAGACACCAACTCCGTCTCCCTCGACCTTAATCATGGAATGCCAATCAGTGCGGGACTTGAACCTGTATGTGTTCTTGCTGCCTTTGACGTGAATCAAATCGCCGGGCTTCAGGTCATCCCAGCCGACGCGAATCTTCTTACTCACCTGTGGTCCTCCTTGCCGATATCGCTGAATCGTGTGTAAAGCCGGTCGTTCACGACATACGTGTTGTAATCATCCTGTTGGATGTACCACCAGCGGTTTTGATGGCCGGCCTTCAAATACTCCTCGCACGTGTGGTCGATAGTGTTGTCGGGGTTGACCTTCTGCCTGAACGACAGTTCATCAACCACGTTGCTATCGGCCACGAGACCGGCTATCCGGTCGATACGCTCCGGCGTGAAATCGGGAGTGACCACGTACACGACACGCACCTTCTGACCGTCGAACCATTTGCGGGGCAATGCCAACGCCACGTCATCGGACAAGCTCGTGGGACGCATGTGATACACCACGCGGCTGAACCTGACCTGCTGCATGACTTGAGCCACGTTGCGTCCGCATTGGAAGTAGCTGGTGTGCATCTCGGTTTCCGTGAGCCAGTCTCCGGCCCTGCGTATCGCCTCCCGGTAGAAGGCGACACGTTTCGACGCTTCCGGCTCGCGCATGGGGAACAGGGGGTCTCCGCCGCCGCTGAAGCTCAGGAACCTCATGGGGTGGCGTTCGCTTTCACGGCTGATGGTCCGCAGCGTGGCCTGCATGTCCGTCACCGGCACGTTCAATCCGGTTTTCCTTACGATGCAGTAGGGGCATGTCCAATGACAGCCGAAATTCGTGATAACCGAATAATGTCCGTTCATTGTGTTTCTCCGATCAGTTGTTCCATTTCACTCACGTTGTCCTGCTTGCGTTTCAACGCCACGCAACGACGTATCCACTCGCGTTTGCGCTTATAGACGTTTGTTATCTCCACATTGCTCAACAGTTCGTTGCATGAGCAGACAAGCTGGGGAATATCCGACTCCGAGTCCGTTTGCACGACGGGTTTCTCCCCGCAGGCGGGGCATTCGGGAACCGGCTCGTCAACCACTGCCTTCAACCGTCTGCAACCGGTATTCCACTTCTGAGCACTCTCGTCTTCAAAAACCGAGGAGAACGAAAGGATGCTTTCGACGTGATCGCACCATTCCAAGAGCTGCCACGAGTCTTTTTCCAGACAGTAGTAGCGGTAGTTGCGGGTGACGCACACATGCTTCAGTTTGGGTACGAGTCCGCAGATGGGGCATGGTTCCACTACCGGTGGCTTAGGTTCCGGTTTTTCGACCGGTTCCGGCTCCTCCAAGTGCAGCAGTCGTTTCAGCCAGTTCATACGTTCCTCGATTCCATCGACTCGTTGAACGCCTTCTGGAACGCATAAACCCCGGCTTTAACGGCCTTTTCGACGGAACCGTCGGGCGGCAGCGTCACTGTCACGTGCGCGCGTGGCTGCATGTCGTCGCCTATGCACACGCTGTCCGGTTCCAGTTCGCCCACCATCGGGACTTCCACGGTGAACGTGGCTAGTTGAAGCGCCTTGGAGTACAAGCTCAATTCCACTTCCGTGGTACCAAGATTGATGCTCATTGAGTAATCTCCCTGTGTCCGAGGAACTTGTTGACGAAGAACGTCTGACCTTTGCCCGTGACTTTCGGCGTCTTGTTGATGGTCGTGTGACCGTCCGAGTGAACCACGGTGGTTTCCTTGATCTCGAACAAGCCCAGTTCCATAGATTTCTGCGTGGGCATGTTGCGAGAGCTGCCGGTTTTCATCAGCCATCCGTTGTCCCTCAGCCACGCGAACAAGCGAGTGCCGCCAATATCCACGCCATTGCCTTTCAGGACTTTCGCCAAGTCGCCCACGAGGATGCTGGTCTTCGAGGTTTCCACAGCGTCAGCGAACAACGCTTTGGGACGCATCCATTCGACCTGTGCTTGGGCCTTCTCCTTTTCCGCCCGCTCCTGTTTGATTTGTGTGGCAAGTCGGATAAGGAAGTCGGGTTCGGTGACTGCCTTTTCCAAAGTCGATTCGGTCATGTACGCACCATGCCTGCGAATCGATGGCAGCACCTCGTGCGTGACCCAGCGTTTGAACTCGCGGGCTTCGGGCTTGCGGCTGCGTAACACGAGGGAGTACAAGCCGGACTCGGACACGAAAACGGGTGCCTTGCCGCCGTTCTGGGCAATATCCGTACTACGGATATTGGTGATTTCATCGGCATCGAGGTATTCCCGAATATGGTTGGTGGCCGTACCGAGAATGGCGCATACGTCCGCTCCAAGGAACCACGGGTTGCCGTGTTCATCGGTTAGGACACGCACCTGAATGCTGTTGAAGTCGAATGGTTGAATCTGGTTGCTCACTTGGTGTCTCCTTCCTTGGACTGGTTTTGCGAAACCTGCATGATCTCCCACACGTCCGCATCCTCCGACAAGCCGGACGCGAGACGGTAGAAGTCACTGAACCTGTAGAGCGGATTGCTGTACGCATCCTCGCCCTGCTGAGGCAACTGGCCTCGATGTATCCAACTGCGCAAAGTGCTGCGGTTCACGCGCATCCCGCACGCCTTGATGATGTCCAACAGTTCGCCACGGGTTCTCACCGCCTCCGATTGGAGGAGACGTTTCACCCGTTCCGCCCTGATAAGGGCTACCGGCATACTGAAACCGCATTTCGGGCATTTCGCCGTCTCCGCGTCCGCATAGCAGGAAAGCTGACCCAAGCACTTGTCGGCCGGGCATGGCCCGTACAATACGGTTTCCCCGTCATCGTCCGTGAGGAAACGACGCAGCTTGCGTGTCAGACTGTGAACCAGTTCCGCATACACGGGCGTGCTGGAATGCTCCACGAGTTTCGGATGATCGGCGATACGGTAAACCATGTCCGACAGTGGCGTGGACTCGGGCAGATTGATTTTCAGACTGCGCATCCACTCGTACAACGTGCCCTGCAAACCCGGATAACCGTGGTCATCGTCCGCGTACAGCAGATCATGCAGGGCTTCGCGCAACGGTGTGGGCGCGGTGCCGGATTGACCGCCGCCACCGTTCTTGTGCCCGTAGGCGCGGTTGATGCGATACTCGCACAGGTCAGGCAGACTGCGTTCCAACCATCGCAGGTCGCCGGTCAACTGGCTGGCGTGCTTGTCGCACAGGAGATTCAGATTCGGTTCGACGCCATGTCCGATAAGCGGCGACGGCGCGTCGGTGACGATATCCCGCCAGCAACCGTGGTAGCGGCAGAGCCTCGTGTTTTCAGTGGAAAAAGACAATAGTGACCTTGACCTTCGGTTTTTTTGAAGGTCTCGGACGTGTCAGCAACTCTTAATTATGCCATCAAACCGGTTATTGTTCAGCCGGACGGCGTGTCGCCAGAACCTCGTCCAATGTCACGCCCAACTCCGGATTGAAATCACTGGACTCACGCCGGCGCTTGGGTTTCGCGGGCGGCAAGCGCAGCGGGTCACGCGCGGCCAACGCCACCTGTCGAGACTCGTCCGAGGAACGGCCCATCATGCGCTGCCGGCGATACAACCACGCCTGATCTTCCACCAGTCCCAGACGTTCGCACTCCCGGCCTATCTGCGCTTCGGACGGTTTCGTATCGTTGCGCAGCTTGCGGACGATGCCGTTGATGTCGCCGGAACCGCACCAGCGACCCGTGCTGTTGTCCGCGTAGAAGCGTCGAACGGCCTCACGCGCCTCTACCGCCGTGATATCCGAACGCAGTTCCGAATGGAACGCGTCAAGCTGAGCATCATCCCACTGAGCGTTGCCGTGATGCGCGTTAATCAGCGACAACAACGCCGCCGCCTCACCCTTGCTGAGCATTGAGACCTCCCTGCGAGTATCGGGCACGCTCCTCCTCGGTCATGTACTGCCAAGTTTTCGCCATGTTCGCTTCGAGATTCTGCTGGCTGCGGGACTTGACCGGCTGGACTTGCCGGGCCCTTGGGGTCTCCGGTTTGGGTTTCTCCCAGTTGCGTGCGTACAGTTCCCCGCCGATGAACCGGCTGAACGTCTTCACGAACCGTTCCTCGGTGGCCCCGACATACGCTCGGGTTTTGGCTTCAAGAAACTCACGCGGGTCAGCCTCGCCAGCGGCTTTCACGATCTTGGGCCATTCGATTTCCAACTGCATTCGAGCCTGAGATGTCTTCCCGTCGAACCTGTTCGTCGGGTAAAGACGCTCAAGACTGTCGAGCAGCCCAGCGAAGTCAGGCTTTGAGGGGGTAGGGGGAGTTGAATTATCTTTAGATAATTCATTCTGGTGTTCTGGTGTTCTGGTGTTCTGGTGTTTGTCCCGATTCAGATGACTTTCAGACGGCTGAATCGCATCTGAATCGGAGGTTTTCACCTCGTTCTTATTTTTTTGGTAATTTTCAGCATTGCTTTCGCGCTTCTTTTGCACCTGTTCGCGACTACGATTATGCATAAGATAATCGTGAATGTAGTACCCGTTGTTCCCGTCCGGTTCGATCATGCCGACATTGCATAGTGCTTCAAGTTCTGAATCGGTGATATCCAGCACGTAAAGCGCATCATCTTCACTGATATGACCGTCTGAAAGATTATCTCCGCAGAAGGTAAGCATCATCGTGAACGCGCCTATCGCGCTCGGGCATGTGTGCCTGAGTTTTCGCACCTTGCGATTCATGTAGAAGCCGTTGACAAGCTGGATGTATCCTTTGCGGGCCATCGTTATGCCACCTTCCTGAAATCTAAACCCACCAGACTCATTCCGTCTCCTCAATCATGGTTTCGAGGGCAGCGACCGCGTTCTCACTGCGGTTCTCGGCTACTGCCTTCCAGAATTTCGTATGATCCAGGTCATTTCCTGTCCCTTTCCCAAATGTTCTCAACCATTCCGCACCACTTATCCCACGCTTCCTCCCTCGTGTCGGCATAGGGGCCGTCCAAGTGGACAGCACAGTAATACATGTAGCGGCCTTCCCATTCGAATATGAACGGGGTAGTTCCGCAGAAGGGGCAACGGTGCCGTATCCTTGTTAATGGATTGAACATGATTGTCTCCTTAGATCCTGTATGAAGTTGTGGCGGCTTCGCCAGTCCGAGGGCGTGCCGCTCGTCGCCGTGAGCAGCACGCCGTCATCGAATATCTTCCAGTGGCCGCTGCCGGCGCGTACCACCGTGTAGCCGTGCGAGGCTATCCAATGCATGAGTTTGCGGTCATCTCCACGCGCGGTCATGCTTTGAGCCTCATCTTCAACGCGAGACCATTCTCATGCACGCCACCGTTGTCGAAGCCCATGAAACCGTTGAACAGTTCGTATTCGAGCAGGGCGGTGTCCACGCGGAACTCGTCATACCGATGATTTTTGATGCGGTCCATGACAAGCCTCATCGATGCGGCCGTATCCCTGCGGTCGGCCTATATCGGAATGAGATACGGCCAAAGATTCCATTCGCCCGGATGATCGTTCAGCCAATGGGCGAAATCAACGAGTTTCCTATCTTCCATCATGTTCTCCTTGCCTTTTCGATGAATTCGCGCAGATACGGGTCATCGATGTCGATGGGGTGGCCGGCGAAAACCATGCCGCCCTCTTGGATGGGCGATGGGGGAGTGCGTTTGGTTTTATGCTCCCTTGCCTATTTCGCGCTTCCGGCTCTATACCGGTCTTGCCGTCCAAGTCGGTTGACGGGCGAACATGATAGGCGGCGAAGAACGGGCCGAGATTGTACGTGTAGTTGAAGTAGCAGCCATAGTCATAGTCAGGGTCGTACCCGTAATCCCAGAAGTTCTCGGGAATATCCCGGCGTACCACATACAGGTCGTAGCTCATTCTTCGTCTCCTTCGATGATTCCATGTCCTGCTATCAATGCGAGGGTCTTTAAGTCGGTGAGCACGGGCTGGTTGTCCATGCTTGACAACGTGTTCAAGCCGAGACCCTTCTGTTTGAACACGACGAACCAGTAAGGTGCGTCAGCGTTACCCGCCTCGGTACGGCCCTCCTGCATCCACTCCTTGAGTCTCCCCGTATAGGTGCTGTAGTTTTTACACTCCAATACGACCGGCTGGCCGTGGATACGCAGACCGGTGATATCGCCCTGGTCTTTCGTCCCATGCAACACTTCACGGTGTATCGTCTGCTCGCTGTCACCCAACCGGGCGCGCAAATAGTTGACCACCTTGGATTCAAGCAGTGTGCCTTTGGCTTTCTGTCGGCTCATTCGTCCATCCACCATTCAGTCGGGTCATCGTGAAACTGGCAGTCCACGCAGTCCCCGAATACGTTCAAGATTCCTCCGCAGTACGGGCAATGCTCATACTGGACGGGCAGATAACTCGGTCTCATAATCAGAACTCCGGGTTGTCTCGTAGTCGTTTTTGCACGTCCCCGCGCATCTGCTCGATCACATCGACCCGAAGTCCGGTAGCCAAGCGAATCTCCTCTGCCGGACGGTTCGAGTCTTCAATGAGCAGTTGCCATGCTTTACTTTTCGCTTTGCTCAACATGAGCCCCCTTCTCCAAATTAGAGCTGATACGCACCCGATAGTCGGTGATGCTCCAAGTCAGATGGTTCAACTGCCAGACGGTGAGTCCAAGAAAAACCAGCAGACAAAACGCTTGAACAATGGCCATCATCGTATTCTTTGACGTGATGCCCACCGCGAGGGAGAACGAGTAAAACACGTCCCACCCCAAATACCAGTACACGGACCATAATCCGGGTTTGCTGCCGTCACGTCGTTCGTAAACCGTGACCATATCCTTGTCACTCATTTCGATTCCTTCTTCTGCTCCTGTTCACGCCACCCCATACGCCTTGCAATGGGTAGCCGCTGATTCTGTCGTGTTGCGCCGCGTACCGTGCGCATTCGCATATCACCGGACATTGGGCGCAGGCCTTGAGCGCCAATCGTTCCTCGCTGGACGTGGTTGGGAAGAACAGGTCAGGGTCCATGTCACGGCACGCGGCCTTGTCACGCCAACCGCTCAATTCAATTCCTTCTTCGCGTTTTGAGACTGCTTACGCTCATGATTCCTCCTTGAGCGTGGCGACATATTCGATGGCCTTGCGTTCACGATTCGCATACTTCTCGCACTTGCGCTTGAGACGTTTGAGGCTCATGGCGTACAGGGACTCTCTGAAGTTGCCGTCTTCGCAGATTTTGGCTCGATAACGGCAGTAGTCGCTTCCCGCGCTGATATGCGCGACCAAATGGTCTGTAAGCTGAATCTCGTTCATGCGTTCTCCTTTCGATATGGGTTTGGCGTGTATTCGGGCGATTCCTCGCCGGGCATGGGATTCATGTTCTTGACGGCTTGGATATACCCTTCCTCCCATGCCTTTTCGGCTATCTGCCGGTCATGCTCCTTGAGCCATGCTTGATAGGCGGCTCGGCCTTCCTCGATGGTTGACTGGCCTGTACCGAAGCAACTCAATTCGACGGCGGATTGGACCAAACCGTCATACACTCGTGGTTTCATTCCTCCACCTCGGTTTCCGTGCCGTAATGGTCATAGAGTTGGTCGATTAGGACCTCGATTGGGTACAGGATTTTCGCGGGTGCATGTTCGTAGTCGTAGATGGCGGCGGTAATCACGTTGCCGGACTCCTCGCGGGTGAATATCTTCGCCTTATAGCTCATCGTCCGTGCTCCTTTCGGTCTTGGAGTCCCAGAGTCGTTCTCAACTGTTGCAGGCAGCTGATGGCGTACAGGGTCTCGCGGTCCACCGTGCCGGTGGGCACCACGCTCGAAAGCGCCTCGTCCAGTTCCTTCAGTCTGGTCTCAAGATCCTCGGTGCGGGTCCACCGGCTGATCTGGTAGCCGTGGCGGCTGAGGATGTCGCACACCCGTTCGAACGCCTTGGACTGTGCCTGTATACGTCGTGCCTCGGTGGGTTCCTGCAACTGTTCGAGCTGTTGGAGCCGCAACGCCATCTTCGTCCCGAGCGCACGGCCTATGCCTTTCATCGCCTCTCGCTGTGCGACATACTCGGCGGCGGTCTCGTAATGCCCGTACCGGTCCGGCCGTTCGCTGGCGGCGAGCTTTTTCAGCAGCCGGTGTTCGACCTGCCGGGTGTCACCATGACTTGGGTTGGGTTTGCGCCGGTATCTCAACGTGCGTTTGGACGGGTCGTAGTACATGAGGCCAACCGGCTCGGGCACCTCGCTGCGGTCGATCATGCGGGCGGGGCAGACGAGGGTGAGATCGTCCACGTAATCCTTGTAGCGCAGGTATTTCGCGTCGCGGAGGAAATCGCCGCGACTCACCTTGACCTCGAATCCGCTGATCCATGTGTCCCCGCGCCAGTTGACCTCCAACGCCACGCCGTCCAGACGCAGCACCGTGTCATTCGGCTCAGTGACCGAAATCTCCGACCAATACCCGTCACCGTCACGCCGGTAACGGGAGGCGAGTGCGCAATTGATGTCCATGGCAGTCACGTCACCGTTCATCGTCTGCCTCCCATTTCCTTCTCGTGTGCCATGATTTCCACGTCATTGGCGAGCATTCGCAGTATGCCGGCGAGCGTGCCATACGATTCGGCGGTCGGATACACCGACTTGCTGATGTACACATCCCATTTGTCGGAGTCCTGATGGTTGTCCGCCTTGAGGATGATGAGTGGGGTGTCGTCGATGAAATGCCCATCTTTCATCCCTCGAATCTTGAGCATCAGGCGCACTGAATCCGCCTGTTCACTCGTGTTGCCCAGAATATCCAGCGTGCTCATCGTCTGCCTCCCAGACTCTCGTAGATCAACCGATAACGCTTGTCCCCGTTGCACATCGCATTCCAACGACGGATGGCGGCGGCGAGCATCATGTCTTTCGGCCACTCCCACTCCACTGCGGGCTTCGACTTCAACGCGAGAGCATACGGCTTATACCTGCATCCGCCGCACCGGAAGACCAAAGCGGACAGATAATGCTGCTCCTCCCATTTCGCCTTGACCTTGCCCCCGCATTTGGGACACGGGCTAATTTTGTGAAAACGCATCAGTCCATCCTTTCGTCCAACCATTTGATGTCCTCCCAGATCGAGGGCATGACCTGATCGAGAGCGCCACTACTGCTCAATGCCCATACAGCGCCGTAGTTGGTGCGCTCCCGCACCGCCGTGACATAACCTTTGTCCGGGTAGACGCGGGATTCCGCAATCCAGTGGAACGGGAGCATCCCCTTGCGCAGAATCAAAGTGAAACGTTCATGGCTAACCTTGATGAAGCTCCTCATGTCGCTCATTCCTCCGTTGCCTTCATCGGGTAATTGATGTCCACAAGCAACTGTGTGTAATAGCTGAGCGCCTTCACGAATTTGAACGGCTTCTGCGTCTCCGGGACTCTGAACGGTGGCTCGTACTCCCACCATTCGCTGCCGTCGTATTCCTCGCGGCGCAGGAACCCGCCATCCGTGAACACCACGACCAGATCGGCGGCTATCTCCTGAGAGCCGTAGTCGTCGTCGTAATCGATGTCAAGCACCGGTTCGGCCTGACTCCACGGAATTCCCAGCTTCTCGTCGCGGGAGCCGACGAATCGAACGTCATCGGTCGAATGCCCGCTTCGTGATATCGCACTCTTGGTTTCACCTAAAAGATTCATTCTTCCGTTGCCTTTCCTTGTATTGCCTTGACTGCGAGTCGCATGGCGTCGTAGTATTCGGCCCTCAACGCGCAGTCAGAATCCCATTGAGGGTAAGAGTCGGGCTTCAACGCCTCGTAGAACGCTTTCGCTCCGGCTACGATTTCCTCGTTCGTGGGCCGGCGCGTGGCTCCGGCGATAAAACCGGCCTCGTATTCCTTGCCCTTGGTCGTGCCACGTATTTCCTCGGGGGATAGACGGACAACTCGTTGGAGGACAGCCCACTTCGCCTCACTGCTGATGATGCTCACAGTCGACCTCGTTCCTGATTGCGAACAAGGCAATCATCCATAGACTGAGCAAGTTCCTCGTCGGTGATGTCGAACGCGGTGATCAGGTTGCCGACCGTCTGCAACACGTCGGCGAGCTCGCCGAGCATGGCTTGGCGGCGCTGGCCGCGCACGTAACCTATCCATCCGGCTTTCGCCTTGTCCCGGTCATCGCCGAGCTCGCCGCCCACGTTCACCCCGAAGCAGGCGAGGCAGTTCGCATGATCATCGAACTCCCGGCCAATGCCGCTCGGGTCTGTCGGGTCGCTGGCTTTCAGGTATTGTTTGCAGGCTTCGACCAGTTCGGCGCTCTCTTCCAGATTCTTCAAGGCCAGCCACTTGTCGGGCGTGAGACGGCCGAAAGATTCGACCGAGGGCAATTTCACAATACGATTGCTCATGCTTCCACCGCCTTAGCCAATCGGAACGGTGCAGCATTTAGAACCTGAACGCTATCCGTTGAGAACTGCGGGCGCGTGATACTCCAATTACCGGCATCAATACACGTGAGTGGAAAGGCATTCTCGCCCATCACCCATGTGTTATCGTCCTTGTCCAACCACAGTCCAGGCTTGTCAGGAAGCCGGGGCTTCGGACGGAGTCCGTAGGTGAAGGCGTTGAAGGGCGATACATTCCGGCCCGACAGCGCCGTATACCCGACCCCAGAATCGGTTACGGCCTTTTTCCACATCTGTGACCTTGTAGCGGTTGCCGTCGAGCATAACGGCAATATCTTTCTCTTGGAGGTCATCAGCCTCCTCGATACGCTCGTAGTTGGAGTCATCCAACAATTCGACGGTATCGACGTAACTGGGAATGATGGGCTGCGTATCAGATGATTCAGCCGAGAACACGTGTAAATATGTTCGATGCGCGTCGAGTTGCATCGAAAGGCTACATATACCGTCCGTGTCTCTGGAACGCCGCACGAGCTTCCCTATGAATACGTCTCCGTTCTCCATTGTCACCTTGACTCGCTTATCGAGATTCTGAATCTCCATAAGGGTCTTACCTGCCCAGAATGGTTTCTCACTCATTGACAGCCTCCTTGGCTAGTTGTCGTTTACGTTTCCGCTTCGCCTCATACTGGGCGTATTTCTCGGGATGCTCCGACCTCCAACGGCGATGGTATTCAGCCATCTCACGCTGATGGGCGGCGGCATACTTACGAGCCGAAGCCCGAGCCTGAGCCAAATGCTCCGACCGGTACCGGCGTGCATACTCATTACGTTTCTCACGATTACGAGCGTTCCGCCGATTCGCCAGATCACGCAGATGCTGCGCATACTCGGGGTCGGTTCGACGCCGTTCCCTAATACGACAGTTCCGGCACATGCCATCCCTGCCGACCCGGCACATGCCACCGCACCAATCGCATTTCGGATGACGTTCAGTTATCAGGCCGGACAGTTCGCCGCCGTTCCGGCAATAGTCGATGAACTCCTCATCGGTCATGTCATCAACGTTCACAGCCACACCTCCCCATTAGTGAACCTGCTGAACAACACAGGGTCGAGCTTGTGCAACGCCCGCCGAAACTGCGGGTCACGGCAGAACAGGATGAACAACAGGCTTACTGCTTCGGCGGTTCGCATCGCGTCCAACCTCCCTTATCGTCCAGAAGCACCCAACCATGTTGGGCGGTGAGAATCGGCACCAGTTCGGGGTGATCGTTGAAACCGCTCACGATGTACCCCAAGCTCATGGCCTCACGCGGATGGGCGTGAATCCACCCATGACATCCCGTATCGCCACTCCCACACGCCAAGATGAGGTTCGACGCCTCATGCAGTCCCGGCCACTTGTGTGACCGGAGTCTGCGATGATGCCGGCTGAAACCGCTCCAATGGAATGGTTTGCCGCAGCGGACGCACCGGTATTGGTCGCGTGCGTCCACCAAATCCTTGACGTGTTGGGACGGGTTAGATCTGCCCATTTCCGTATTCGTCCTGGGGTTGGCTCCACGGGTCCGTAGGCTGCTGATACTGCTGTTGCGGTTGCTGGAATCCCTGTTGCGGCTGCTGGAATCCTTGCTGATACTGCTGCTGCGACTGTTGGAAACCAGACTGCTGGGCCTTGGGTTTCGCGCTCAACACCGCAATGGTGCGGGCCGCGACATCCCAATTCTCATACCGTTTCCCATCCTTTTCCGACACTCTTTTGGACAAGCTGCCGTTCACAAGAACCTTCACGCTCATGTTCGGCTGGGACTTCAACTGGCGAACCTGATTCAAAGCATCCTTCGCCTGATTCGACAAGGGACGCACACCATAGAACTGAGGCTCCTTGTCAACCCACTGGTTCGTGTTCTTATCCGTGTAACCCGGATGGACGCTGACGTTGAGAATACTGGAATCCTGAAAATCCTTGATCTCTCCCGCATATCCGGTAAACTCGATGCTTGGTTCTCCGGCCATTACGCATTCCTCCTGTAATTGTTCGTCTTGTGTTTCTCCATGGCCCGCCTGTTGCAGACCAGCATGTGTGATTGGGCTCCGGCGCAATCAACGGCACCGCATGTGGGGCATTGGGGGAGCGTGATCTTGTCCCCGTGAGCCCACAGGCATCTGGCGCACTTGCAGCCCGGCCTCGGGGTGAAAGTCACTCGAAGCTCGCCTCCACCTTCGTGAACGGGAAACGATCATCCCGGACACTGGTCTTGAAGAACTGGCTGCGGGATTGGGACTGGCATGGGAAGGCGGGGGCGATGGTGCCATCATGGGAGAGCACCGGCATCCAACGTTTGCCGTCATGCTTCCACACCGATTCGGTGCGAGCCTTGTAGAAGCCCGGCTCCTTCGGAAGGTCATCCATCGTGTACGGTCCGCGGTACGCATATTGGAAAAAGGAGTCATCCATCCACCACCCGTCCGGAAAGCCGAGCTCCCCGATACTCAGGCACAGGGTCTGTCCGCCCATACGGTCAGAATCCGTCTTCTTCACCGTGTACTCGTTGCCGTTCTTCACCACCACTTTGTCGCCGGGGCGAACCTTCGTGATATCGGTGATACGCTCACGGAAAGCATCATCCACCAGTTCGATAGACTCGATGTCGGCTATCGGGACGAACAGGTCATCGCCCATTCCTAGGGTGAGAACGTAAACGCTCTTAATATCGCCGTTTTTGTCAGTTACGCCGGTTGCTACGTCCCTGTTCTTGAACGTGACCTTGATATGTAGTCCGGCCATCTCCTTGCAGGTCTTGCCTTTCCAGAACGGTTTCTTGTCATCATCTTCAGCCTGCTTGACGGATTCCGTCTCGGGCTTCGACTCGTACACATGCACGTTCCGAGCGGAACCGGTACTGTACCCATCGCCAAAATCCAAGAAAACCACGAGATTGCCTTCATCCTCGGTCTCGATGTACAGTGGCGGCTTATGGCCCATACTCATGATGAGAACGTCCACCATGCTTTCCGGGTTCTTCATCTCATGCAGTTCGCCCGCATAATGCCCGTCCGCATCATCAAACTCAACCCACATGCCCGGTTTCACGTCGTTCAAACCAATCTCACTGCTCACTAGGAGCCTCCTTAACCTTGTCGTTGTGCTGTCGGTAAGCGTCGATGAACCGTTGCGCCTGATATTCGGTCAACGTGCCATAAGCGACCCGCGTTTGCAGGACATTGCCGATGAAACCGTTCTCCTGGCCCACCGGAATCTTGCAGTCTTCAAGAATCCGGTCGATCTGTGTTTTCTGCTCGTCGGTCATACCCTTGACAGAACGCTTTTTGTAGCCGCTCGTCTCACCGTCATCATCCGTGGTCGCCAGTCCGAACGCGCCGCAAGTGCTGTAGCGTCGCGCATACGTCAATGCGGAACCGAGGGCCTGCATGACGCTCATGCCACGCGAATCACCCACCTCGACCGGGATAAGACAATTACTGGCAATCCACTTGTCCGTGCCCTTCTTCCTGACGGCCGTATCCACATACAGGCGTCCGTCAACCAACTGGGTCGGCCATTGCAGGTCGAACCCCTGCTCGTCCACATAGTTCACGACCTGAGCCAGGGTCGCATACGTGCCACGACCGCCCTGAGCGTCCTTCTTAATTACCGCCATGATTCAATCTCCTCCTCTTCCTCCAACAGCTTCCAGTCGGGGAACACGACATCCTTCGGGTATTTAGGCAACCCGTAGGCCCTCATGGCCTCCAACGGGTCCTCCGTGTTGTCACGGAACCATCTGATGCCCTGCAAGGCGTGGTTTATCTTCGGTTCCGCCAGTTCGGTGATGATGGGCGAATCCTCCTGAATCTCGTAGCGCATCCAGTCGAACGGCGGGTTCTTCTCCTGCACGACGAACTCGAAACCCAACGGCCCCTTATATTCGGGCATCGTCAACCGGTAGAGACGCATGTAGAACGCGGCCTGAATGTGATACCCGTACTGCCAGCAGGAACGCTCGAACTCGTCCGGCGACTTCACCGTGGTCTTGTAATCACGGATACGCAGCACACCATCCGGGTCGGGAGTGGACGGCAACCAGTCCGCCTTGCCCTTAATCAACAATCCGGTATCAGGGTCGGCGGCGATCATCGCCACCTCCGGCTGACCATCCAGCTTCGTGAAGAAATCTCCAACCATGTCCCGCATGGCCTCGACCTTCTCCACATCATCGGGGGAAAGCCATACGATATCCTCGCCCTCATGCAGTTTCAATGTCTCCGCATACCTGGCTTTGCCTTCCTTGGTGCGTAGGTTCGGTTTCACCAGCACCTCGGGGCCACTGCCCAATATGAGACTGTGAGCCGCCTTCCCGAACTCGAACTGGGGGGAGGACGAATGCTCGCCGGTCAGATACTGCGAATACGCCAACGGGCTGACCAGATACTTCTTCAACGCGGTCTGGTCCACCGCGTCAAACGCGAAGTAATCGTCATCGGTCATCTGCTCGACGGTCATTGCCCCTCCTTTCTTGCTTTGAGTGCTTCCTTGCCTAAAACCTTGATGGTGTCGGCCACCGAGTCGAGAAAATCGTCAACGTCCTCCGCGTCGTAGACCTCTCCGTAAAGCAGGGAACGATACGTGCGGAACTTTCTATGCCGGACATCATTCGGGGTCAACATGAGAACCCCTCGACTGCATGGACAGTTGTTCTTCACGCTCCATCAGGTGACTGTGACGCCAAGTACGCGACTTGCCCTGCTTGTGAGATGCCTCCGCATAATCGGCCACATGGTCACGGCCAACGTCTCCCACGACCTTCGAGGCCTCGTTCCAATCCGAGTACACGCGATCGTTCACGGCCACATATTTGTCCGCGAGATAACGGACGCAATCACCGAGATAACGGATTGCTTTGGCGATGGAGTTGAAATCAGATGCCATCAGTCGGCGTCCTCCGTCTGAATCTGAGCCCACGTCTCCTCCATGAGAGGCCGGTCGATCTCGTAGTAGATGTAGGTCTTCCCGTGCTTCGGCGGGTAGGCGCCGAACTTCATCTTGTAGTTCTCGGCAAGACGGGAGCCGAAATGCAGGGCGTTTTTCTTCATCGGCTCGAATCCTTTCGAGCGCAGGAAGTCGCTGATGATGAGACGAGGCAAGTCAGGTTCCTTCGACGTCTCAGAAGGAGCGGCTGGATCGTCGAGAATCACGCGCGCCCGACGTTCAAGCTCGTCCTGCGGCAATAGTCCACGCGCCTCGTTGAGTAGTCTCATACGGTCGAATGGGGTGAGTTCCATGATTGTTTCCCTCCACTGGGCTTGATTATTTGGTTGTCCTTCTACGCCGGTGCTGACACGTCCGAAACCCTTGTTTTGCTGGTTTCGACGCAGGACGCGAAGGGGTTAAATTTTCTGAGCGCCAAGCCGGGAGTCGAACCCGGTGCACCTTGGAGAAGTCCATGACCATTGGAAGGCTTCGTAGGTGCGGCACCATGCGCTTGGCTGCCACCGGACGAGGAAGTAAAGGAATAAAGAACCCCGCCCGGAAGAATCATTTGGGTTGGATGAGGGTGTTGGAGCCCTCGGGTGTGACGATCAGCTGGTCGGCGTTCTTCAAAGCGTCGATGTAATGCTGCCGGAGCACGTTGTCGGTCAGGGAATCGTTCAGCACCTTGTTCGCGTCGGCCTCGCCCTGCGCCTTGATGTGCTTCGTCTCGGCCTCGACCTTCGCGGTCTCCTGCTCGTTCTTCGCCTTCTGCTTGGAGACCTCGGCGGCTTGGGCTTGCGCGTAGCTGTCGGTAATGGACTTCGGGTAGCGGATGTCTTGCACGGACACCTGTTCGACGGTCAGGCCGATGCTCTTCCATTTCGAGGTGAGCGCGTCCTGCACGGCCTTCGTGTACTTGCCACGGTCGGTGAGCATCGTGATCGTGTCGAACTTGCCGGAGGTTTCACGGGCCACGCTGCGCAGGTCGTTGCCGATATAGTTCTGCGTGAACGTGGTCTGCTTGCCGTATTCCGAGTAGAGCATTTCGGCGGCGGACGGGTCGAGCGAATAGTTGACCTGAATGTCGATGTTCGCGCTGGCACCGCTACGGTCGTTGACCGTGACCTCCTTGCCTTCCGCGCTGCCGCCGTCGTACTTGTAGTCGGTGTCCTTGAAGAAGTTGATGAGGTTGTTGCGCGTATCGTATTTGATGACCGACTGCCACGGCGCCTTCGCATGGAAGCCCGCGTTCTCCGCATGGCCGGCGACGGAGCCGCCCATGTTGCGGATGACGGCCACCTCGCCTACGTCCAGCGAGTATAGGCATGCCGGAATCATCAACAGTGCGGCGACGATGATGGGAATGAAGCCGAAACCGGCTCCGTCGCCACCGTTGGCGAGTGCGACGGCTATCATGCCGACTCCGATGAGCAGGAGTATTACGGCGAGTATGAACCAGATCATTTTTGTGTTCCTTTCGACAATGCGAACGAGAGCATGACGGGCGAACAGCACATGAAGCCTGCGAGAATACTCCACGGGCCCGCATAGGTTTGCAGTGAGAGAATCAGGAACCCTGTCGCCGCCAACGTCAGACAAGTGATTGTCTTCGTGTTCTCATGCCGGTGCCGGCGTTCATCAGGTGAATGCTGCCAGCCGGAGCAGTGAGCCCCATACGTTTTCCTGTTCATGGCATGTCCTTTCCTCGTGGCCGGACTCGGATTCGGACCGAGAACGCCCTTGCCGCCACTGTGCTGCAATGTTGACCAACTGTGAGAGATGGAGATGACGAGTCCTCTGGTTTTTCCCGGTGGTGGCGGTGCGTGTCCAGACACCCCGAAGGGTTCCGGCCGATGGTTGCCGCAGCAGATCGCAGTATGGTATTTATTTGCCTGTAGTCGATAGGTGGATAAAAAACGACCCACTGCGGCAAGACTTGTTAATTTCTTGACAGCACATCCGTGCAGGAGCGAAGCCTTCTCAGGTAGTCCGCTCTGCGGGCGGCTTCTCTCAGCCAGTCTTTCTTGACTTCTATCGGGTTGAGGGAGGGGCTTGAAATATTCACGAAACCGCATCCGCAGTCGTAGACCATTCCTTTGCCGACGATCTCTACAAGCGTCGGACGCTTATTGCAGATGGGGCATTCGGGAAGAGGTGCGTCCAGTGTTTTCTCAGACCGGTCCACCAACTCATTCCAATGGTCGGCAGCGTCGGCCTTATTACAGTAATTGACGCTCAATCCGGAAGGACGCTTGGGATAATCGCAGTCGATACACCAGCAATTCCAGAACCTGGTGCTGGCACCGCTTCCGAGCATTGAGCATCCGGCGCAGTAGACCGATGGGGTCTTGCCGCAGATGGGGCATGGCTTGATCTCCGGTACGGGTGGCTCTTCATACAGGTTTTCCGGCTCTTCGGAACGTTTGTTGAAACCAAACATGGGTTACTCGGTTTCCGTGATGGTCAGACTACGATTCGAAGTGTTCATAATGTCTCGATTCATTGAGAGGAGGTGAATATGGCTTTCGTCAAGTTCAATAAGGACTTCGATGACCGGTTGAAACAGATGGCCGTTCGTGCTGTGAAGGAGCAGAACGGCAATCGCTGCTATTACTGTGGTGCCGAAGTCGAGGACATGTCCGGTGTAGGCGAATCACAGTTGCCGGTCTGCCTGGATTGCGTGGCCAAGGGACTACCTGTTTCCTCCGGCCAGTAACTGTCCACGAGGGCGATGAAGTCCTTGGCGAAGCTCCTGAGCTTGCGCATATCCGGTACGATCTCCACTCCTACCTTTCCGCTGTAAATCTCAGGGGCTTCCATGTTTTCTGTACTCATGCTGTTACCTCCAAGTCAGGCGTCCCAGTGCCGAAGAACTTCTCATGCATGTCCACTGGGATGGTGAGCAGTTCCTCGAAACTGACTCCGAGCGCTTCGCAGATCATGTCCAATTCATCGACTTTGAAGGCCGGCTGGCCGGCGAGTCGGCGGGATAGTTTGCTTACATCCCATCCGAGTTTCGCTGCAAGCCATCGGAGGCTTTTCTGTGCGATGAAGAGTCGGTATCGAATACCGGCTGTTGTTAGTTTCTGTGTGCTGCTCATGTCTATTAACATAGCATATGCCAAGTTTCTGTCAAGACTAGACACGCCGTATCGCATATGCTAAGATTTAAGTATGGCTAATCCAAATGATTTCCGCGAAATGTCTGCGTTCGCCTTGGCATTTGCGACAGAGTATAAAAAGTACATGAAGGCGCACAAGGTGAGGCAGCGTCAGATTGCTGAATACCTCGGTTTCACCGAAGCGTATGTCAGCGAAAGGGTCAACGGCAAAAGGGCCATCGACACCAACGACGTAGATGCTCTTGCCGCATTGTCGGGCACCACCGGCCGTTCGCTGATGATCGAACTGGCTCGCCTCACCAAGGAAACATTGCGCCAGCCGGTATCCGAGACAGCCTCGGTGGCGTCCCAGCTCGAAAAGGTCATAGGCAAGAAGATACAGGTGGAGAAGGCCGCTTATCGGGATGAGAACAAGCAGGCGGAGTCCGGGCGTGAAAACATGGACTGACCTCACCATTGAGGCCCGACACATGGGAGTCCTCATAGAGGATAAGGAGTTCGACGGGACGCAGTGCGGGGAATACGATCCCGATACCCGCACCGCGTACATCGACCCCACCATGAGCATGGAACAACGGGTATGCACGTTGCAGCATGAGCTTATCCACGCAAAACACTTCGATGACGGGCTCGGATTACTGAGCCGGGAGAAAGAAGAACGCCTCACCCGCAAGGAGACCGCGTTCTCTCTGATTAATCCCATCGAATACATGCGCACGGAAGACCTGTACGGGGGAGAACCCTACGCGATGGCGCAGGAACTGGGCATCACCGTCGGCGTCCTGTTGGACTACCGGCGATGGCTGCATGACAATCTTGCCGTACGGGCCGCATGATTATGTACCTTATCCGTGTTTCTTGCAATCAGGGAACACGGTTCGTGGATACAATTAGCTCACCAACCCCAATGGAGAGAAGAGACAAAAA